ATGACCAAGAAAAAAGCCCACAAACCTGGATCAGCCACCATTGCGCTGAATAAACGCGCCCGCCATGAATACTTTATCGAAGATGAATACGAGGCTGGTCTTGCCCTGCAAGGGTGGGAAGTCAAATCTCTGCGTGCTGGCAAAGCCAACATCAGCGATAGCTACGTCATCCTGAAAGATGGCGAGGCCTATCTCTTCGGAGCGAACTTTACGCCGATGGCGGTGGCCTCCACCCACTACGTCTGCGACCCGACGCGTACCCGTAAGCTGCTGCTTAATCAGCGTGAACTCGACGATCTGTACGGCCGCATCAATCGTGAAGGTTATACCGTCGTCGCTCTGTCGCTGTACTGGAAGAACGCCTGGTGCAAAGTGAAAATCGGCGTCGCCAAAGGGAAGAAACAGCACGATAAGCGTACCGATCTCAAAGATCGCGAGTGGGCGCTGGATAAAGCGCGCATAATGAAACACGCCGGCCGTTGATCCTCTCCCCGAGGGCCAGTTCAGCTGGCCCTTAAGCGCTATATTGTTGTTGATGCTGATTTTTCACCCAATCCATCGCGATGATAATCGCTCTAACGAGTGCTGGTAACTACATTCACAAATCTGTTATACTTGCCGTAACACATTGGGGCTGATTCTGGATTCGACGGGATTTGCGAAACCCAAGGTGCATGCCGAGGGGCGGTTGGCCTCGTAAAAAGCCGCAAAAAAATAGTCGCAAACGACGAAAACTACGCTTTAGCAGCTTAATAACCTGCTGAGAGCCCTCTCTCCCTAGCCTCCGCTCTTAGGACGGGGATCAAGAGAGGTCAAACCCAAAAGAGATCGCGTGGATATCCTGCCTGGGGTTGAAGCGTTAAAACTAATCAGGCTAGTTTGTTAGTGGCGTGTCTGTCCGCAGCTGGCAAGCGAATGTAAAGACCAGACTAAGCATGTAGTACCGAGGATGTAGAAATTTCGGACGCGGGTTCAACTCCCGCCAGCTCCACCAAACAAAACAAGGGGTTACGTGAAGACGTAGCCCTTTTTTTTTGACAGTGGCGGCAAAATGGCGGCAGACATTTATCCATGCAAAGGACTACTGATATGAAAAAATCTCTTTTGATGCTGTTACTTCTGACTTCATGTAACGCTTTCGCCGACAAGATCCCGGGCTCGATAGAAAATTTAATTGCTGTATTTGACACAAGAACGCATAGCCTGGAAAGCGGAGTACTCTCGATCAAATACAGCAAACAGAAGTTGCACATTGATGCAGCTGATGCAATGTTTGATGGTATTTGCACTGACCTATCCACGCACAAGTGGAAACCCGAAACAATCAAGAAGATAAGACTGCTTAACGTCTCACTTGATCAGGGTTTTGAGATAGATGCTGGCGGTGTTGAATGCAAAAAAGCCGGAACAATGCAATTTGATGATGCGCGGGCTTACAGGCAAAGTTTTATCAAACCTATTCCATAAACCCTCTTTGGGATGTAGGTCTATGGTTCAAAAATTCATATGCCCCTGCCCAGCAGGTGTAGGATGCGGTGGGGCATTCTCAATAACACCAGGCGTCATGATGTAACGCACTACTGTTTCATGAGTGATAAAGGTTGTTCCGCAATTGATATTCTGGCACTGACAATAACGCTCTTTTGTCTGGTCCGTTACCCGAAAGCTACTCCGTGTATGCGCCGCATGTCCGCATTTTGGGCAATTCATCATGTCCGTTTCTCCGCCGATGCCTCTGAAGTCGCGTTAATAATACACAACATCAATATTGAGAACCAATTATTCAATATTGAGATCATCAATTTTCACTTCCAGTTCGATGCTGGTCGTAAATCCGCTGTCCGGGTTGACCGTATGCGTTAACGTTGTGATGGTCCATTCCGCATCATCAATGGGTTGTTTAAAGCCGCTGACCTTAACGGGCATTTCCGTATAGAGATCCGCGCGGCCTTCTGCCAGCTGAAGAGAAAATGACGCCACACCGCGCTGCAGCCGCTCCCAGTTCATTTTTGCAGCCCGCTCTGCATTACTGCGGTTCGCATAGGTTCGGTTCAGAACCAGCACGTTCTCATCCGTCCCGATCAGGTAATCCCCCTGCTTTGCTTCCGGCTCTTTGAGTTTTGTCGTCCTCCGGCGGCGCTTCACCTTAGCCGTTTCTTTCTTTGCCGGTTCCCGTGTCTGCAACCAGTGAGCAATCACCCCGGTATACGCTCCCCTGTCAGCCAGGCTGAACCGGTGGCTGTCACCGTCCTTACGGGTAATAGTGATGACCGGCAGCGCTTTACCACTTGCCGTTTTTCCCTGCCCCTGCCGGATAAACAGCAGATTACTGTCCTTCACCGAGGCAATCGCACCGTACTGCCGCGCCAGCTTCATCAAAAAACTCGCATCGCTTTCGTTGGTCTGATCAAGGTGGTCCAGTGCCTGCGCCGCAACATCTTTGCCGATGGCAACCTTCAGGCTGTGCCGCGTGGCAATTTCTTTCACGACCTCGCCAACCGTCGTTTTGTGCCATGACTTTTCACGCCTGACATTCAGCGTCTCCCTGAAATCGGCACTACGGGCACGAATTGTCAGCCTGTCCGGGCTGCCGCTATGCTCGATCTCATCAACGGTAAATTTTCCTTTTGAAAACAGCGGCTCTCCTTTCCACCCCAGAGCCAGAGAAATCACCGCGCCGCGACGCGGCATAATCACCAGGCCGTCGGCGTCGTCCAGCTCCAGATCGAGCTGGTCGGCTTCAAATCCGCGGTTGTCGGTCAGCGTCATACCCAGCAGGCGCTTATCCAGCGTCTGCGTGGCATCCTTACCTTCAATCACGATGCGAAAGGCCGGAGTCTTGCTGAGGTTGAGTAAATCAGTCATCTCGCTCACTGCAGTAACCCTCCTACCGTAGTTCTGATATTCCCTACCGCTGCAACTGCGGAGTCCTGCAGGCTGCTAAGCTGGTCACTCAGGCTGCCGAACATTTCGGACAGCGACTCATCAACACGCTTAAGCCCCAGCGAAAACTCTATTTTTCTCGCTTCACCGCTGGCGAAAAACTCTGTTTTTGTCTGGCTCAGGTTTTCAATCACGTACATACCGTAGATTGTCCCGCCGCCCTCGATCAGCGGCCAGGCCTTGCCCTGCTCCGCCATCAGCTCCAGCGCCAGCAGCGACAACCTGCCGCCGGTCACTTCCGGCATGAGGACGCCGGAGAGCGTCAGCTGATCGTTATCTGGCCCCAAAAATTGCGTTGTCGGACGGCGATTAACGCGGTTGTTGGTCACATGCCGCCAGTTCCGCTGATACTGCAGTTGCTGATAGGGAACCGTGCGCAGCTGAAACACAAACACGCCCAGGACCATCATCATGAATCGTACCCCCCTTGATCGCTGAAATTGCTGCGGGCCTTAGCCCTTATGCGGCGTTCTCGCTCATCGAGCTGTCGCGCAACCTCCCGCGCAATATCCTGCGGACTCTGCCCTGGTTGCGCCTGGATAATAATTTGTGCCTGGGTTTCAAACTGGAATACCGGCCGCGTGCCTGCCTGTTTCTCTGCTGCCGGGCGATAGGAGGCTGCCGGCAGGCTCATTGGATGAAGCGGCGCGGCCTCTGCAGGCATAGCCCCCCCCATCATTCCGGCGACAACGGACGCCAGCGCTGCCGTCCTCCGGCGGCTGGTCACATAGGCCGGGCCGTTAATCAGTTCCGGGCCATTCTCGCCAGCGATGCCCACCTGCCCGCGTGGAATATAGCCGCCGCTGTCATACATCCCCGCGAAAAATCCGCCTGCGCCTTTTTGCTGGGGTGCGCCTGGCGATTTGTCTCCGCCTGTCATCCAGTCCGGCAGGTAGCTTTTCACCGATGCCAGCTTGCTCTTGAGCGTCTCCCATTTCTCATTGATACCGCTCAGGATGCCGTCAATGATTGCCCCGCCCACTTCTTTAAACTTCGCGGGCAGCGTGGCAACATCATTCAGAATTTCATCCCATTTATTGCTGATGGTCTGCTTAATCACAGCCCATGCCCCTGACACGCCTGATGAGATGGCATCCCACAGCGCTTTAAACTTCGGCCCCAGCGTTTCCCAGTTCTGCCAGATGTAAATGGCCCCCATCGCAATCAGGCCAATTATCGCCAGTATGGGGTTAGCCATCATCAATCTACCCAGCCACAGGATCGCCTGGCCTGCACCGCCGATGACTTGCTTAATCAGACCAAAAGCGGAGGCAAACTTAATTCCCAGAACCCCAGCACTCCCCCGTACTATCGCCATTGGCCCCAGAATAGAAGCCAGCGCCAGCGACAACACGCCCGCAATGGTAGCTACCACGGCAAATACAGCCGCAATCTTAAACAGTGCCGCCGTCAATTGCGGGTGGCGCTTAACAAAACCATCTAACGCTGACGCCAGATCACCCAGCCAGTCCGCAATATTTTTCAGTACCGGCGCGACGGTTTCACCGATGCTGGCCATGGCATTAGTAAACGAGCCGCCAGCGGCTTCCCATTTATTCCCCAGAGTATTAAGTGACGCCTCTACACGCTCGCGCAGTGTCGCCTGATTCTCCAGTTTGGCGGCGGTTTCACGATAGCCCGCAATCCCTTTTGTGATCATGATGTTCAGTGCCTGGAGGGTTTCCGCGTCATCACCAAAAAGGGCTATTTTGACAGCCTGCTTTTTTCCATCGTCGGTGATTTTATTCAGCTTATCCAGTTGCTTATACAGGTTTTCCAGCCCCGCAAACTGGCCTTTGTTGTTCTGAAAACTTAGCTTTATCCCTGTCCCGGCAAGCGCATCATTTGCCTTATCAATCTTTTTATTGTTCAGCGTTGCCTGAAAAATCTTGCGATATGCGTTTCCCGCAGATTCCCCCGCCATTGATGCCTGATCGGCCATAACAAGCAGCGGCGCGAATGTTTTTGCTGCATCCAGGCCTTGCTGCTTGATAATGTCCATCGCACTGCTGATTTTTGAAAAACCCTGCAGCATGTTCCCCGGGTCAACGCCCGCGTAATAACCCCGCTGGATCACGTCCATCAGACTCATCATGTCTTTTTCGGTGGTCTGCGTGGCGTCCTGCAGTTTCGCAGCAAACTCTGCGGCATCCGTCGGTGCCATCTGCAGCTGCACGCCGAGGTAAGCCGCCGACTCACCCAGACCGCCCAGGATGACCTGCGCAGACATACCCTGACGGCGCAACATGGTCATCATGTTCTGAAAGTCTGCAGTGGTGCCCGGTAACTTATCGCCCAGGGCGATCGCCAGCTTGTTTAGCTTCACAAACTCCGGCGCAACCTTTCCGCCCGGCCCCATCATGGAGCCTGCCAGCTGGTTAGCAGCGTTCTCTGATTCCGAGTAGGCGCGAATGGGTGCCAGCAGCGTTGCGCCCGTTGTCACCCCTGCCGCCATCATGCCTGCCCCGTTCCCTGCCAGGCTGTTACGCACGTCGCGCATCTTATCCGCTTTGGCCCTGACCGCATTCAGCTTGCGCTGGCGCTCGCCCACGTCCCGCAGGCGTCGCTCCTGCTCTGCCAGCTGCTTGTTATAGCGATCCGTTTCGCGGGTAATGCGTGCCGTTTCACGGGCACCGCATCCCGCAGAGATGCCGAGGCGGTACAGCTCCGCCCTGGCTGCCGCCATCTGCCGCGTTTCCTGCCCCTGCTTTTGCTCCAGACGTGACACGGCCCGCCATTGCGTTTCAAGCGCCGCCGTCTGCTTTTTCGTGGGGGATTCAAGGGCTGACATTTCGCGGGTCATCATCTGCGCACGCAGCCGCGCCTGGTCCAGTTCGTTACTGGTCCGGCTCAGGCTCTGTGACAGCTGATCGAAGGATTTTAACTGGCCCCCCGCATCGTTCAGCCGTTTAAGCTGTTCGCGGGTCTGCCGGACGGCGGAGGCCAGCTCCTTAGAGCCAGCCTGCGCAACTTTTAACGGGCGGGTGAGTTTATCAACCGCATTCAGAACCACCTGCAGACGCAGGTTTTTATCACTCATCGCTGGCCCCGCTTCGCATTATCGCTCTGTGCCGCCACTCCAGCACTTCCGTGAGCGGCATAACGTCAGTGACGGACGGCGGCCAGTGAAAGATCGTGGCGATATCCGCCACCAGGTCATCAACCGTCAGGCTGTCGGCAAATCGGCAAACGCCGACTTCGGCAACAAAAAAAGGACCACCTCGATCGACATTGCGGCAAGGTCTGCCGGGTCGAGGTCCGCCATTTCCTGCGGGGTCAGCGTCGGCGTGGAGATACGGGGGATCACGGTCATCATTGAGGCCACGTCCATCTCCATCACCGCCTGCAGTCGTGTACCGCGCAGTGCGCCTGATTGCGGCTTGCGCAGCACAATTTCCGTAATCGTGGTATCACCGCGCGTGATCGGACTATCCAGCTTCACCGTTGCTTCTGTTTTCTCACTCATGCTCTTTTCCTGTTATGGGGAGGCTGGCGAGGTGGTCCGCGCCAGTGCTGCATTAAAGGCCGATGGCGTTGCGGTGCTCTTCCATCAGGTCAACGCCATCAACAATTTCAATCATGTTGATCACATCGACCTCATAGAGCACTTCGCCGTTAATCGTCAGCTTCGCATAGCTGTTAACGCTGCTGACTTTTGTTGTATTACTCTCGCCGGTTTTCCACTCGCCTGAATCCACCTCTTTGTGGCGTCCGCGTACAACCAGCTCAACGGCCTGCACCTCGCCGGTGTCATCGCGCTGGATAGAGCCGGTGAAGCGCATCTGCACCCCGTCAACCGTGGCTTTACCCATCTGTTTAAACAGCAGCGCCTCAGTACCGCCGATGGTCATTTCCGTATCCAGTGCGCCATCATCCAGCCCCAGATCGATACCGACTGAACCGGGCATACCGCCGCCGCGATAGTTCTCAAGCTTGCGGGAAAATTTCGGCAGGGTGACGGATTCAGCAATGCCCATCCAGCTGTTACCGGCGTTGAAGATGTTCAGGTGTTTTAGCTTACGTGGTAAGGCCATGGGTCCCCCTTATGCGCTTACGCGGGTGGTGAAATCCACCAGGTAACGGTCAGTGATGCGCTGGCGCAGCATCAGGTTTTCCAGTGGCGGCACTGGCGTGTAGTCGTAGTCGATCCAGAGCTTCCCGGCCTTCAGGGTGTCTTTGTCGTTAACGCTGTCATCAATCCAGCAATCACCGCCGATGAGGTAGCCCTGATTCACCAGGCTGCGCATTTTGGCGCGGATACCTTCGATAATGTCGCGGGCCAGCGACGGGTTAAGCGGCATGTCCACCGCCCACATATGGCCTTCTGCCATAGTGTCAGCCAGCACTTGTGCGGTGCGGGTGTAGTTCTCAAACTGGAACAGCGGGTCATCGCTCAGGCAGCGGGAACCCCAGAAGCGGAAACCATCCTTGCGGATCAAGGTGGTGACGTCATTCTGGTTCAGCAGTCCGGCATCGGTTGCCGGGTCCTGCAGATCCCAGAACACATCCGCAGACAAGCCGGTTACGCCATTCACGCCCACGTTAGACAGGGTTTTGTGCCAGCCGGTTTGCTCGTCGATTTTGGCGCGCAGGCCAAGGGCACGGGCGGTGGCGTAGGCTGTCGCATCCGCCTGCAGTACCGTGTCAAAGTTGATGAAGTCAGGCCAAATCACCATCCCTTCACGCTGGCTGAAGTTGTCACGGTAGGTGATCGCCTCTGCCACGGTTTTACAGCCGTAAGCTGACATATACGCAAAGGCCCGCAGGCTCTGCGCCACGCTCAGCAGCTCAGTGGATACGGCCTGCGTATCATGCCCCGGCACGCCGAGAATGCGCGGCTTCACGCCCAGCTGCGACTGCGCCGAAAGCAGCGCCTTCATGCCGGTTTTCTTGCCGTCGGCGGTCACGCCGCCGATGATGTTTGCGGTGGTTTCCGCTTCGGTTTCGCCCTGGGCAACGCGCACCACTACGGTGACAGGTTTTGCCTGGTCTGCGATCGCGTCCAGTGAGCGGGCCAGCGTGCCGGACTCGCCCGCTTTGCCGCTGGCGGTCAGTACATCGGTAAGCAATACCGGCTTATTGAGCGGGAACACGGAGGCATCGGCATCATCGCCGGTGCACACCATGCCCACGATCGCCGTGCTCACCGTCGTGATAGAGCGGGTGCCGTCGTTAACTTCTACAACGCGCACGCCGTGGTGGTAGTCTTGCGCCATGGAATGAATCTCCTGTTTAGGGGTTCACCCATGGTAGGGAAATCATTCACCGCAAGCCGTTGATGCCCGTTGTACCGTGGTTGATACAACCGCAGGCAGAAAAAAAGCCCCATTCAGGGGCTGATTTGGTCAGTGGTTTACCAGGCGATTCAGGCAACGCGGCTCCAGCACATCAGCAGAGTGTGAGCCTCGACCACGCTGATTGACTGGCCATCACCGAGATTGTCAGTTTTACCGGTGATGTCGTGGCGATGCGGCGGTATCACAACCGCGTGTTTATGGGCCTGCGCCTTATCCGTTTTACCCGTATGCGCCGGGTTAAAAAGCTGGCTGATATCGCCGCCAATCTCCCACGGGTCCTCTCTGCTGGGGACACCATCATGATCATGTTCGCCGCCGTCTTCAGTCTGTAGCCTTTGCTCCTCCTGCTCGCTGGTCTTCCCTGAAACGCTGATCTGCACTTTCGGCAGGTTGGTACGCTGGAGCGTGACGGTATCACTGCCGCCTGTCGTACCGACGTTCGAGCCGTCAGCCTTGCCGACGCGGATCGTTTTATTTTCGCCGGTATAAACCCACTGCGACCACGGCCAGTTTTCATTGGGGTTCAGGTTCTGATTAAAAAACCTCGTTGTCCCGACCGGGTTATCCAGCTCCCAGGCCGCACGGATAGCCTGCGTTATCGCGGCTTTTACCGCCAGCGGCGTGGCGGCGCGGTCTTGCTTATCGCTATCGGTGGCATTGCTGAGACGCGTAAATCCTTTCAGTTCTGTCGTGGCGTCCGGGTGATTGCGTGACAGCTCATGGTCGCTCAGCGCATCATCGGCATAGTCTTTCGCCGCATTACCGGCATTAATCACATTTTCGATGGTCGCCAGTGTCACGCCGGGGTCATTAATCAGCTGTATATCGGCGGTGCTGGCAACGGCCAGCTGCATTCTGATGACACTGAACCGCCCGGCCCCCTGGCTCAGTACCGGTTTATAGGTTTCCGGCATACTGGCGACGGCCAGGCACACGCCCTCATCATCAAACAGCGCGGCCTCGCGCATCGTAAAACCACCGGCCTGCGGCGGTATAATCATTTCCGCCTCTATCACGTTGGCTGCATCGTCGCTGATATCCAGGCGATTCAGGGGAGCACGATATGTCTCACTGATGAGCGCGGTCTGCTCAGGAGAGGGGGCAGGCAGGACGCCTCCGCCATCCCCTACCGCCATCACAGAAATTCCGGCAGGCTCCCCGGACAGCGCCGCCGCCGCGAACTTTTCCAGCCCGGCGGCAGTGATTATTGAGATGAATTTTTTATTTTCCACGCCTTACCTGCCTTTACTTTTTTCTTTGTTACCGGGCCAGATTCATACGGTAATGACTGCCAGCGGGGAGACCGCCTCGTTTAGTCGGGACTCCGCCTCCGCTGTGGGGTTCCCGTTCCCGCTATAGGTAAAATCAAAACTCCGCGTCATGCCTGGCCTGGCATCCCCCACGCTGACCGTGTATCCGGCCTTGCCTGTATTCCCGTTCAGCTCCACCGTGGTCACCTCGTAGGTAATGCTGACCTCTTCCGTACCGTCCGCGACCTCCAGCAGTAAATCCGGGTAGGAACGATTGACGCGGAGCACCTTCGTTAACGTAAAACTCATCGTTTTTTCCTCATATCAGTTTGTCAGCTTCGCCCAGGCCGTTGGCGTCCCGTAAACACCATCGTTGTACGGAATAATGCGGTTATATTTCGCCAGGTTGCCCGCGTTAACGCCGGTACAAACCTGCTCAACATACGCCGCTGGCGTTTCGTTGACGACATCCAGCACTGAACGCCCGTCAACAGGAAGCCCTGTCAGCGCTTTTGTTGCTTCTGGCGGATAGAGATACCGGCCCTCCTGAAGCAGAGCCGCCGCGTTCTGACCGGCGGTCACCTCCAGCGAAGTCTCGTGTACAGACGTTTGTAGCGGTGCGAGCAGCTTCTCCGCGAAATAGGCATAATGCGCCAGGCGCAACCGGCCTTTTGCCGCACGGAAAGCTGACGGTATCGTTTTGGACGTCAGCGTCACTGTCCCCTGGACTTTATGCAGGACCGGCGTATTGATAAACCCAAACGAACCATCAATCAGCCACGGCGTATCAGCGGTGTCGTACGGATTCGTCACAACCAGCCCGCCAGCCTGCACGTTTTTGAGACGTGCCGGGTGCGTGTAGGACATAGAGATAACGCCGGTTTCGCAGGAATCCAGAACCAGCGGATTTGGGTTTGAGTTCCCGCCGGAGAGTGAAATGTTGCCAAATTTACTGTTAACGCCACGTAAAGCCGCCCCCGTACCGCTGGTGCGCAGCCGCACGTTACTGGTATTTGGTTGCAGGTTATTGTTAATTGTGAGTGTTCCTGAGCCCGCCAGCTGCGCCAGATATTCATACGTGTTTGAATACATGGCCCCGCCCTCCCATATGACGTTACCCTGCCCGGCACCAGGTGTGACTGTTGGCGCCGTATCGTCAAAATCGTCTTCTGAGTCACGCCCCAGATAGCGGACACCATACCCGCCGACCGCCAGCGCCGTTTTTTTCGTGTTAGCCGCCGATGACGCCGGGGTAGTGGCACACTCATAGTGTTTGCGCGTGAACCAGACCGGCGACGCACTGCCGCCTATGATGGCGTCGGCGGCGACCAGGTTATCCTCAAAATGACAGTCTGTTACGCGCACAAAGTTAGTGTTATCGCCTACAATGCCCGACGGTGAAAACATCGTCTGAAATGGCGCATAGAGCATGTAGTCAGCATCAACCAGGCCACGCGCATAATAATCACGGCGAACCATACGGCCGCAGCCGATAGCGAGGCTGTTTTCAACGATAGGCTCAAAGGCCCAGTCCAGGATAATGCCCCCGCCCCAGACGCCCGCTACGTTAATACCGCTAATCAGGTTTTTGCCGGATTTATAGGAATAGATACCATGCATCCACGGCGCAATTTCGCCGTTACGGGTTTGCCCTGCAACGTTAAAATTGCGCAGATGTACGTTCCCGGGCCAGTTTTTCAGAACCGCCGCCGTCCGCCTGCGCTGGTCAATTTCTTTCGGTGCCGCATGAATAATGCCAAAGTCTTTCCAGCGGGTATCATTCAGGTCGTCCACCTGTAAAATAAACTGCGTGCCTTTGGTATCCACACCGGTAATATCGCTCGACCGGCAATATGCCCCGACCAGAATAAAATCCCACACACCGGCATAACGCCCGGTTTCGGGGTTATAAAAATTCAGCTCCGGGAATCGTTCGTGAATTAAATCCCCCAACGCAGGACCGTGCCATAATGGTTCCGAAAGGATGACTCTCCCTTTTGGGGCCTGAATCTGGGAGGAAAGGTTCCGGCGGTAAACATTGACCTGAGATTGCAGGTGCGCTTCATTCCAGTCGCCGTATTTGTCGTAATACCACTCCAGCACCTGCCCGTGACGAAACAGATTCTCCAGTGTTTTTCCGACCGAAATTTTTTTATATTTGTTGTAGTTCGCATCCCAGATACTGATACCTGAACCGGCCCCGTCCGGGGCGCTTATATCGTCCCTTAACGGCGCATCGGAGGTATAGGCCCAACTGCCGCCACCAATCCCCCCTGTGGATTCCGGGGTGCTGCCAGGTGGAACCAGTTTAGGAAACGCGCCGGTCCAGACCATCCGGTAATTACCGTGGACGATTTCATCGCGCACCGTATCAAGCTGGCCGCCCGTCAGGAAATCCACCGCGATTTTCACGTTCTTTTCATCGGCGTCTTTCAGCTTTTCGGTTTCGTCTTTCAGGAATGCCGTACGGTTTGCCAGCTGGCGGGTGGGGGCGTTTGCAACCCCGTCGCGTCCGCCCTCCACTTTATCCGCCCTGGCAATGAGATTGATATTCTCTTCCCACTGTGGCGTTTCGTTAATTATTGCCATCGTCTTCACCTGAAAATAAATAATTACCGTCAAAACTCACCAGGCCGTTATAGTGCAGGCTGTCGTCGGCCTGATAATCCGGCGGGTAAATCGTTACAATATCCCCGGTATATAATGCCGCCCCCATATATATGTTCCCCGACGTTCTGGAAATAACATCCAGCCTGGCAAGATGACGACTAACGGGTTTTGTTTCATTAATCAGCCGCTCAAGCTCTTTGAGCATGGCCTCAGTAATACCAATTTCGTTTAAATCAACTGAAAGCCGGAATGTCCCTGCCGGGTCTGCAACTTCCCACCACTCATCAAGGGCCATTGAGTAACCAAACCCCTCGATCACACGCTTAACTGCAGCCACAGTCCCCTTGCGCTGATGGATCCAGAACGCATCACTGACAGCCTGCCGCTTTGCGTTTTCCGTCCAGGTTTCCTCATAGCGGTCCACAGAAAAAGCCCAGGCCAGATAGGGCAGGAACTTTGCCGGGCATTTCCACGGGTTCCACAGATCGCGCAGCGGCACGTTTAAATCGCTGATTCCAGAACAGGCTTGCGCCAGCCTGCGCTCCAGCGCGGACGATCCCGGCGGCAGGAGGCTGTTATTCATCAGATCCGCCGATCACAACGTTAAAACCGAGGCAAAATGCGGCCTGCGTTCTGTCCAGAACAACATCGGCCAGCGGCTGCTGCAGCTCGACACGCTGAACGCCTGGCACATGCAGGGCCGCGTATAGCGCTGACAAGCGAATGTCACGCCCCAAACGACGCTGCTCGCTGATATATGCCGCCAGCTGCGCCTTAGCAGCGGCGAGAATAGGTTCTACGGCCGGACCTGGATAGACAAACAAAACAGCCTCAACCGAATAATTGACAACCTCAGCAGATCGAACGCTCACCCGGTCCGCTACAGGGCGCACGGTCTCATCATTCAGGGCATCCCCGACCACCTGCAGCAAATCATCCGGCGCGGTGCCATCACCGTCGCGGGCCAGTACCGTCACCACCACTTCCGCCGGGGACGGACTGAACGCCGAGGCATCGGCCACCCGGCCATCCGAGCTAAGGGCGTGATATTCATACGCGCCGATGGGACCGGCAACGCTCATCCCCTCAAAGGCCGCCGGGATGCGCTGGCGATAATCCGCGTCCGATTCCATTTCCGCCTCAGTCGGTGGCGTGGTGGTATCGTCTGCGGGGGTGATCACCCGCCGCTGCACGTTATTGTTAGCGCCTAAATTATCCAGGTCATCACTGCCGGAATAAGCCACCATGACGGCCCGTGCCGCCTCGTTAATCCGCTGGCGCAGCAGCAGCTCCCGGTACACGTTTTCCTGCAGCGTTTTTACGATCGGCTCTGACTCAAGCGTTAAGGTACGGGCCACGGCTTTCTGCTCTTCTGCCGGATAGAGCGCGACAAATTCCGCCTTACGCTCTGTCAGCAGGGTTTCAAAATCCGGCTCATCCACGATTTGCGGTGGCGGCAGCTGGGAAAGGTCAATAACTGCCATTGGCTGCTCCTGTCGATACGGAAAGGGAAACCGGCACGCCGTCATTGCGCTGGCCTGCCAGCTCAATCACCATTGCGCCATCCATGCTGCTGCTGTTAATCGTGATGGTGTCGAGCTGTAGCCGCGGCTCCCACCGCTGCAACGCGACGTACACCGCCGCCATGATCTGCAGTCGCAGCGCCGGGTTTTGCGGCTGGTCAATCAGCGCGGACAGCAGGGAACCGTATTCCCGGCGGGCAAGGCGACTGCCCTGCGGCGTCAGCAAAATATCCCGCACGGACTGGCGCAGGTGGTCGGTTTCCGTAATGGCCTTGCCGGTCTCGCGATTCATCCCGATATAGAGCGTCAAATTGGGCCTCCCGTCGTCCCGCCACTGTCGCCAGGGTGTTTATGCTTATCGGCCACAATGCCGTTTGAGGTCATTTCCCCGCCGCCATGGGTCACATCGCCATTCAGGATCACGCTGCTGTTAATACGGGTCGTGTCAGCCTCGATCACAAACTCCCCTGTTTTGCAGGAAACCAGCTGCGAGGATTCGATAAGCACGGCTTTAACACCCCGGATAATCCAGCGCCCGGTGGCCGGGTCGTATTCGAACCAGCCGCCATCCTCGTATGCGGTCACATCCGCGCTTTCAGAGTCTGACGGCGGCGGGCACGCATCGGAGTAGATGGCCGGAAGCGCAAACGCTGTTTCCAGATTGCCGCCCAGACTGAACAGCACCACCTGCTCCCCCGGCGACGGACACCACCAGGTGCGGGATTTACCGGCGCGGTAGGTCAGCCAGTTAATCCAGTTGGTTTCGAGGTCGCCTGTTTTCACCCGGCACAGCCAGCCGTCCCGGTCCACTTCGGTCACTATGCCGGTGCGGATCAGATTGGTGATAAGGCGCATTATTTCTGTGAGTTGTGCGTTCATGCATGAATAATGTCTGAACTCACAACTCTAAGGGAGGGACGTAGCTTGTACTATCTAAGATACAATGTATGAGTTAGGCTCTCATTGAAACATTCTGGGCGAGCCTGCCTTCTTCAGCTATTAGCTTAAGCCTTTCATTTTCGTTAGTAAGCCATGTGTTATAAAACACTCGCAGAGGGTTAGATGGCTCAGCATTTCGAAAACCTTTCGCTTGTTTTATGAAATACTTATCTTTAGAAAACCCCAATTCGAGAGTAACTCTCTCTCCTGTAATCGCAGTAACCTTGTAAATAAAACTTTCTTTATTCATTACCTTTTCTTTATAAGATGCAAGGCAATGCTCCATTTCTCTACCCTCGATAATTAATTTATTTATTGACGAGAGAAACACTATACCCGGGCAATCCATCAGTGCAGGGCGATCAAGAAAAATATCATCACGTAGCAATTTTGTAGTTTCGCGTAACTTTACCGTCCATTTATCATGGTAATATTTAACTGAATCACCATCAGGGCAATTGGCAATGATATTTAGAGAATCTTTAATGCCTATATTCTCACCGATACGAATACTATCCTCAACGATTTTACTAAGAGTGCACATTCCTACCTTGTACTCTCGTAAAAATTCTTTTTTCTCAGAGCAAAGGTTTGCTAATAATCTTGACCCTGACAGAATCCGATAGCGATAAGCCAAATATAGCTCTTGGATAGTCACTTTATCGCGGTGTTTATAAGACTCTACTATCTCCAACTCTTTTAGGCATCTAGATAGCATTACAAGTTCATATTTTCGCCCACTTAGCATCTCAGTTTTTTTCAAGAGGTTGACAACTCTCTCTTCAGGAGGGGATTCAATTAATGAAGCTGCGAGCTGTCGTCTTTTCATCCTCGCATAATACTCCACCACATGAAATCCAACGCCATAATAGTTATTCATGATAATAGCCCAAGCTAAATTAGGGCAACTACAAAACAGTTCTTTTAATGAGTGACTTGCTGTGATAGCATTGTAAGTTTCAACCTGCCCATCGTTATAGCTCAGCAACTCCCAAACGCTATCATTAATATTTCCACCTAGCATATTAAGTAAGTGCTCAACCGTTGACCTCCCCATAACTCTCTCATTAAAAAGGGGCAAACCACAATCCAATTCCTTACGTTGCACACTAGTCCTATGAAAAATATCAGATAAGATCTGTTCATCTTCAACGTAGACTTTTATGACTACTCGAACAAGAGGCAAAAAAGAAATAAATATTTTATTTTTGAGCAGGTAAATTTTCATTTCCGCCTTCTTCAAGCTGTGATATTTTTCTTTCTAACTCAATCATTAGTGCATTGAGCTTCACTTGCTGTTGAGATGAGAAACTGTGAACGAAATTTTCTTTCGTGACATCTAGTTCAAGCAACCTAGTTTTAGCCATTGTAATTGATAATTCATTAAAATTATCAACTGCCAACTTACCTTTCCTTGCCAATTCACCAATTTCCAACTCAACAAATCCTAACTTTGCTTTAGCTGTATTGCTATCAACGATCCTTTTCAAGACTAAAGTTATTGGACGATACAATATACATAAAGCCAAAATAAAAGCTGTTGGCCATGTTAACACCACTTGAAGTATTTGAATAAATTCGTTCACATTCATCAGCTCTGGAGATTCATTTGTTCATTAAATCATCCATCAGAGCATTTCTCTTGTCAATCATCCTGTTAAGAAGCTTTGAACGTTATTTGGATAAAAATGCAAATAGCACACTATTTACTAAATCAGTCGTCTCCAGACTATGACCAAGTAGTCTACGTTGAGCATATCTAGTTTTCGGCCCTCTACGGCTCACAAGATCGCGTAAGCCGTAATGATGCACCCGCGCAATACGCTGCACCCTGCCCTCAAACTCCACACTAGCAGAGTCAGCTGTTGCTGCGGCTTTCAGGTATTTTGCGGTGCGGAGTTTGGCAAACATCTGCCGACGTATGCGGCCAGTTTTCGTGCGTGCCGTTACCCGTCGTGGTTCGTATGCCGTGCCGTCCGGGTTACGCTGCATCCGGATATTTTTCTGCTGGCTGCGGCGCAGCTGCTGCGCCAGCTCCCGCATCATGCGCTTACGCGCGGCAGGCTCCAGACCAGCCAGCAGCGCATCTAACCAGGCGTCAACTTCCTGCAGCTCAGCCACGGTGCACCGCCCACATTTCTTCCGGTTCGTCCGGTTCCGGCACCGCTTCGACGCTGGACACGTCACCGTCAGCACTGACGATCACGCGCTCTGTCAGCTGCAGGTTCAGGCTGATATCGCAGATATCATTGCGCAAGATATCGACCTCAAACGTAAACAACTTTTCGCGCAATTCCGGGTTATGGATAGCATCGGGCTGATTCTTCATCAGCCAGGCCAGCACGGGAGCCATCAGTAATCCCTGATCACCGCTGAAATCCACGACCACCACGTTAAGGGTATAGCGATACTCCCAGGACAACGACGCTGCGCCGGTCGCCACCACCGATCCGTTATCCACGAATAAATGCAGCTTGTCCGGGTTGTCCCGGACATACGCCACGGCTTTATTCAGGGCGAGACGTAAGGACTGAGGTTTGTTCACTGTTTCGCTCCTGGCAGGAAATTATCGCGTCCACCTTGTCAGCACAGATCGACCAGGCCGCCTCTGCCTCATCCAGTGCCGCCAGTAAATCGCCGTTAGTGCTGGCCGCTGACTTTTCCAGGCGGCACTGCGTCACTCTGGGACAACCATTCACGGTAAGCTGCACCTCCGGCGAGGGCCGGACGTTCGCGCATCCTGATAATGTCAGGAGGCAAAGGTGTACCAGCCCAGCGGCGCAAATCCTCGTTTTCACGTTTTAGCTCCTCTATCCGGCGCTGGCGGCCCCGCAGCAGCGCGTTTGTGCTTTCTGCCGCCGCGTAAAGCCGCGCCTGCTCCCGGTTGTTGGTTTCGGTCAGGATGGACAAAGCGATCAGCTGGCTGTTCGTTTTTGCCAGTTTATCGCCCGCCGTTTTCAGGTCCCTGCCTTGCTGATCGATGGTGTGGCTGGCCTCATTCAGTCGCCATGACTGCCAGCCCAGCGCCGCCAGTACGAGTGCCAGAATTACCGCCAGCGCGCGCGTCATACCGTCACCGGCTGCACATCAACAACCTGCGCACGCAGAACCTTAAGCGCGACCAGCGTCAGCAGATAAAATGCCAGGGTGACAACGTGGCCCGTAAAGGCGAGAAAAATCACAAGCAGTGAACGCCTGGCCCATCTGATCACCTGGTTTCCTGGCGTACTGAAAAAGCGCGTCAGCGCCTGCCTTGCCTCTTCCCGATGAGTGCCGCCTGCATACCACCCGGCCAGGCAAAGCAGCACCACCACCCAGACCAGCAAACAGGCTACCCAGGTCAATGCGGTGACCAGCGCCGAGGCCATGCCGTTGGGGACAAAGAGACTTAAAATCATCAGCGCCGCGTACAGCGCCGAAAGCAACCCACTGATAAATTTCTTCCTCATTTCGTTACGCTCCTTTTAAGCACCAGGCCAGCTCCCGCCCGCGGCGGTTTTCCAGGCCCTGATTAAATATGCCTTTGACATATACCCAGCGCGGCAGCTGATAGCAGGCATCGCGCCAGCGCTTCTGATTGATAAACTTCACCATGGTTGAGCTGCAGGCATTGCCTGTGCCGACGTTGAACGCCAGCGACACCAGTGCGTCATAAACGTACTGCGGCACGCTCACCAGGACACACCGCGCCAGCGCGGTTTCTACCCGTAATACATTGGTGATGAAGTTCCCCGCCGCCTGCCGCTCTGTGATGGTTTTCCCCGGCACCACGCCCGACGTGTTACCGATGCCATCGGTCCACACGCCAGCGTCACACTGGTACGGCTGCAGGCGGCAGCCCTCGTAATCAGCAATCAGCTTCAGACCTTCCACTGAGGTGTGGAGCTGCTGGAAATTGGGCAGCGTGGCAGCGATGGCCAGCACTGCACCCACCAGGCAGCGCTTAACGATTGAAGGATTCATATTCCCCCCGGGTGATCTTCCCGCCGCGTAGCAGCTGATAGGTTTTGTGTTTGTAGTACCAGTTGATCGCCAGCATCAGCAGACCAATCAGCACACCGCCCACCGTAGAAGCATCTTTAAGCGATAAATCGCCCAACATCGCCAGCAGCACAGCGATGCAATACGTAATAAAGGCGCTGATCCGTTCAAGCGTCATAACTCAGTCCCATAACTGGACGGTCTGCACCGTGGTAGTGGTCGCAATATCCGGCAGCTCCACCTGCAGCCCGTGAGGTAAAAAAGGGCCATGCTCAGCCAGCCCCGGATTTGCCTGCAGTACCTGCTCTGTGACGCCCTGCGTGCGCCCGTAATGACGCCAGCAAAGCGCATCCACCGTGTCACCCTGGTACGCACGCACTTTCATCAGATCAGCTCCACCGTACAGTGGGGTGCATCCTGCACCCGGCTAATCGCCCAGCGGGCATCACGCCACAGATCGCCGCTGGCCTCCGCCAGCTCTTCACCCCGTTTGACGCCGGATGCCGTGGCGTCATAGTCCTGGTAACGTTCATTCACCTGGGCACGCGCCCAGCAATACACGGCGTTATGGTAGTGGTGGATGCGCTCGCTTTTGCCGTCCAGCACTTCCGCCGGTACGTCTGCCAGGGTCAGGAACCCCAGCAACTGCTGGCGCTTGCGGAATTCGTACAGCTCCGCGTTGACCTCCGACATAGCAGACCGGATAAGCTGCCCGAGACGCGGTGACGTCACCGTGCCATCCGTTCGCATCACGCTGCGAAACTCCGACAAATCCACATCGGGCCAGAATGGGGTGTTTTTGATGACCTCCGCCTGCTCTGGCACCTGTTCTGGCGCAACAAACTTCATGCGGGTTTTCTCCTGAAAAGGTGGGCGGTGAACGGGATTTTGATAAGGCGCTGCCTGTCGCCATCCCGTGCCGCCCGTGCGCGGGGCACGTTCCGTCAGTGGCTGTTACGCAAATGGCGCTCCAGCCGCTCTTTGTCTTTTTTCACGCCGCAGCGGGGATCGAGCTGCAGCGCAAACGTGTAGTGGTTCAGGGCTGCGGCGGGGCGGGATTCGCTGATCACGGCGGCGATGGCTTTATGCAGTCGGGCGCGGGACTGGTCCGGCATATCCAGCGCATCCGTCAGTGAAAGCGCCTGCAGCAGCACGTCGGCAGGGAATTCAGCTTTCATGCGCTGCGCGGCCTCCGCCTGGTCTGCCAGTTCTTCAGCAACAACGGTCTGCACGTTGCGGCGGCCCAGCGCCTGCGGCAGTACCCAGCCATGTTTAAGTGCGTGCGCGGCAATTTGCAGGCCACCGGCAAAATCACCGGCATCGATACGCCAGAGCATCAGAAACATCAGCACGTCATCCTGCTGCGCTCCACCGGCTGCCAGTACGCCATCCGCCCAGGCGGTATATTTGGGTAACAGCTCCACCTTGATTTGTGCCTTTTTCACGGTGGACTGCACCCCCTTGAGGCGGCGGCGGTCCTCCGCCAGCTGCAGCAGCATCAGGTCATAACCCGACGCATGGCGAACACTGCCGCCCTGACGGGCGGCCTGTTCAGCCTGAACGCGCAGGCGGTGCTGCCGTGCGGGACTCAGGCTCATGCGTTACTCCCCTTCTCCGGCGCTGAAATCGCCAATAGTGATGTTTTCCACCAGTGCCACGCAGCGGTAATCCTCCACCACATACGCCTCGTTGACGGATTCGAAGTTTTCGATGCGATCGCGTTTCGGGTTATCAATGACCGAACGGCGGCGGGTATCTTCCTGCCAGTAGATGGACAGGTTATCCAGACGGGTGATCAGCACGGCATTAGCCGGGAATGACGGGGCGCGGACAGCCTGCAGGCCCCCCATGCGTTTCTGGCTGATAATCAGATCAGCGGCCAGTTTTTCGCTGTTTTCCTGCTCCTTATTGACCAGCGGGAAATACTTGTCAGACAGCAGCTCACGACCACAGATCACGACCAGATCAGCATCATCCTGGAAAATCGGGTCAATCAGCTCATTGACAGCATCCATCACCAGCGCATCCAGGTTGGCATATTTACCGCCTTTGCCTACCTTCACCGGGTCTGCGGTGCTGGTGCCATCTTCTGCCGTGGTGCTGCCCATCACGCAATCTGCCGCATCTTCGCGGACTTTCTGCAGCCAGCCTTTATTAACGTCCTGCAGCAGCGGGTTATCGACACGATTTGAGGTTTTGGCACGCTTCACACCGTTGAACCCGATCATGATGCGGTCCAGCGCCTGGCGCTTGACGATGGCGTTACGGATGCGCACCTGGAAATCCTGGAACTTCGCCCACAGGTCGAGTTTTGCGTAGGTCAGCACCGTATCAAAGTTGGTCTGCTCGCACTTGTACTCAACATCGACCATGACTGTCGGATCGGTTGGTTCGCGCTCCTTCGTGGTCGTGTCAGTGGTCCCGGCAATGGTGCTGCCGACGCCCAGACCCAGCAACTGACCTGACTGCTCAGTCACCCCAATGATGTTAATCATTGTCAGGAATGCGGCGGACTGCTGGATCTGGTCTTCCAGCGTCTGCTGCACGGACGGCTCCACGGTGAACTTGCTGGAGAGTTCTTCAATCTCCACACCGTTCAGGCGCGCCAGCTGCTGCAGGTAAGCGTTAAAGGCAAAGCGGGTTTTCTTTTTCATCGGGTTTTATGCTCCATCAGCAATTGGTCAGGGTGCCTGCCGGTGCGTTACCGCCCGGCGCGCGCTGGCGATAATCTTTGCGGCTGTCTTCCTGTTGCAGCTGCTGCTCTAGTTCTGCAAAGGCGGTCTGCTGCTCCTGCAGGGAAGCCTCCAGCACAGCAAGGCGCTTATCCTGCGCGGACAGGGATTGATCAGTGCGTTCGCTCAGGCTCTGCTGCTCGGTGGCGACCAGCTCAACGGCACGATGCACATCTGAGAAACGCGCATCATCGGTCTGCTCTTTTTTGGTAAACATCGCGGTAACGCGGGCAAAGAGGGAGGCTTTTTCGCCCTGGACCTCTTCCCACTCGATCAGCGTTTCTTCTGCGACGGTAAAGAGGTTTTCCGGGTTCTGTTTACGCCCGGCCAGCGGGTTGCTTTTGGCGCTGGCGCTAAACTGCAGCATTTCTGTACCCAGGCTTGCCGGGTCGTCAGTCGCTGCGAGGCCAACCAGGTACGCTTTGCCGGTATCAGCAAAACTGGTATTGACCTCCATCGAGGTGAACAGCTTTTGCAGCTTGCGGGTATACGCCACCAGATCATCTGACGGGGTGATCCACGCATACAGGGCCATTTTGCCTTTCAGCGGGCCGTCCGTAATTTCTTCGGCCTCCAGCTTATCCACGGTCCCGAAACGGCGGAATGGACTGTCCGGGGTGTAACCCTTGATGTGTTCCAGATTAATCAGCGCGGTATAGACCTGCGGGTTATAGCTTGCCGCCATCTGCTCCAGCCAGGCGCGTTCAATGGTGCGCCCGTCTGTTGTTGCCCCTTCCACGCCGATGCGGAAGCGTTTTGCTTTAACTGCCATTTGAGCGACTCCATCAAATAACTCTGTGAGGCCTTATGGTTGCTGTGATGGAGGGGGTGAAACAACGCGCGGACCTTGTGCGGTAAACCACACAAAAGCCAGCCGGGGAAAGGCTTCTGGCAAGCCCGTATGTTTGTGCCATGGAAACGATGACCCCCGCAGACCTCGATCCCCGTCGGCAGGCACTACTGCTGTATTTTCAGGGATACCGCATAGCCCGCATTGCTGAAATGCTGGGCGAGAAAGCCGCAACCGTTCACAGCTGGAAAAAGCGCGACAAATGGGGCAGCTATGGCCCACTGGACCAGATGCAGCTCACCACCGCCGCACGGTACTGCCAGCTGATCATGAAGGAGCAAAAAGAAGGGAAGGATTTTAAGGAGATTGACCTGCTCGCGCGCCAGTCCGAGCGCCACGCCCGTATCGGGAAATTTAACAACGGCGGCAACGAGGCCGATTTAAACCCGAACGTGGAAAACCGCAACCGCGGCCCCCGTAAACCCCCTGAAAAAAACCTGTTCAGCGACGAACAGATCGAAAAGCTGGAAGATATTTTCCGCGCTGGCATGTTCGGCTATCAGCGCCACTGGTGGGAAGCTGGAAACAAACACCGCATCCGCAACGTGCTTAAATCCCGTCAGATCGGGGCGACGTTCTACTTTGCCCGAGAAGCATTGATTGATGCGCTAATTACCGGACGCAACCAGATTTTTCTGTCCGCCAGTAAAGCCCAGGCGCATGTTTTTAAAGGCTACATCATTGAGTTCGCTAAAGAGGTTGATGTAGAGCTTAAAGGCGATCCGATGGTCCTGCCTAACGGGGCCACGCTGTACTTTCTGGGGACCAATGCCCGCACAGCGCAGAGCTACCACGGCAACCTGTACCTTGATGAATATTTCTGGATACCGAAATTCCAGGAGCTGCGAAAAGTCGCCTCCGGTATGGCGCTGCACAAAAAGTGGCGACAAACCTATTTTTCCACCCCGTCCAGCCTGACGCACAGCGCCTATCCCTTCTGGTCTGGTGCACTGTATAACCGTGGTCGCTCAAAATCGGACCGTGTGGATATCGACCTGACCCATTCCGCACTGGCAGCGGGCCTGCTTTGTGCTGACGGTCAGTTCCGGCAGATCGTGACGGTGGAAGATGCCGTGCGCGGCGGCTGTAACCTGTTCGACCTCGACCAGCTGCGACTGGAATACAGCCCAGACGAATACCAGAACCTGCTGATGTGCGAGTTTATTGACGATCTCGCGTCCGTGTTCCCGCTTTCCGACCTGCAGGCCTGCATGGTGGACAGCTGGGAGGTCTGGGAAGATTTTCACGCACTGGCTCTGCGTCCGTTTGGCTGGGGCGAGGTGTGGATCGGATATGACCCTGCAAAAGGGACGCAGAACGGTGACAGCGCCGGATGCGTCGTGATTGCCCCGCCTGCTGTTCCCGGCGGCAAGTTCCGCATACTGGAGCGCCATCAATGGCGGGGAATGGACTTCCGCGCCCAGGCAGAAGCCATCCGCCAGCTCACACTGCAATACAACGTGACCTATATCGGCATTGACTCCACCGGAGTCGGTCACGGCGTCTATGAGAACGTCAAAGGCTTTTTCCCTGCCGTCCGGGAGTTCGTCTATAACCCCAACGTCAAAAACGCCCTGGTGCTCAAGGCATACGACATCATCAGCCACCGCCGCATTGAGTTTGACGCCGGTCATACCGATATTGCGCAGTCATTCATGGCTATCCGCCGGGCCACTACCGCCAGCGGAAACCGCCCCACCTACGAAGCCAGCCGCAGCGAAGAAGCCAGTCACGCAGATTTGGCCTGGGCAACGATGCACGCACTATTTAACGAACCGCTGCAGGGCGAGGCAGCAAACACCAGTAACATCGTGGAGATTTTTTAATGACTGAGAACACCGTACAGGACGTCATGCCGCCTGACGTACAAAACAATGATTCAGCATCTACCCAGGCGTTCAGCTTTGGCGATCCCATTCCTGTACTGGACCGCCGCGAACTTCTGGATTATGTAGAATGCGTACAGATGGATCGCTGGTACGAACCGCCGGTAAGCTTTGACGGATTGTCCCGCACCTACCGCGCCGCCGTGCATCACAGCTCGCCGATCGCTGTTAAGCGTGACATTCTCAGTAGTACCTACATCCCGCACCGCCTGCTTAGCCAGCAGGCTTTTACCCGTTTTGTGCAGGATTACCTGGTATTTGGTAACGCTTACCTGGAAAAACGCACAAACCGGCTCGGGGGCGTGCTGTCACTGGAGCCGACCCTGGCGAAATATACCCGCCGTGGGGTAGACCTCAACACTTACTGGTTCGTGCAATACGGTATGACCACCCAGCCCTATGAATTTACGCAAGGAAGCATTTTTCACCTGCTGGAGCCTGACATTAACCAGGAAATCTACGGGCTTCCCGGTTATCTTTCTGCCATCCCGTCAACCCTGCTGAATGAGTCCGCAACGCTGTTCCGCCGTAAGTATTATCTCAACGGCAGCCACGCAGGATTTATCATGTACATGACCGACGCGGCGCAGAACCAGGAGGATGTGAACAACATCCGCCATGCGATGAAAAGCGCCAAGGGACCGGGCAACTTCCGCAACCTGTTTATGTACTCGCCCAACGGAAAAAAGGACGGCATCCAGATCATCCCGCTGTCAGAAGTAGCGGCTAAGGATGAGTTTCTGAATATCAAAAACGTGAGCCGGGATGACATGATGGCGGCGCACCGTGTCCCTCCACAAATGATGGGTATTATCCCCAACAATACTGGCGGTTTTGGTGATGTAGAAAAAGCCAGTCGGGTCTTTGTCCGCAATGAACTAATACCATTACAGAAACGGCTGCAAGAACTGAACAAATGGCTAGGTGAAGAAGTCATTAAATTCACCCCTTACAGCCTTGACCCCGAATAAACTCAGGCTTCCTTGCTTTTTCTTTTATCACGCCTTGCTCTGGCTTCAACAAGGCGTTGAGGCTCTGTATAAAGTCGCTCTAAAAAAATGTAGGTAAAATCTTCTAAATCTTCGGCTGCATCTTTGTCTAAAATCCCCTCATGAGCACCATCATTTCCATCATCTTTGACACATTCAGCCAGTTCCCTCAAAGACTCAGGTAAAAGGTGGTTGTCAAAAAGCCACTCCATTCTTAACCCTAGGCTTCTCTTGATTTTCTGTGCAGGTCCTTGTTCACCGTCAGGAACAAGACCTTTAGTCGCGTAATCAAGACACAACCTAAACATGGTTGCCGCTGCGTTATAGCAGCCGATTCCCAAACATTTTGCTCCTTCCTCATATGCGTTGTTTATTCGCTCAGGCAAAAATTCTGGTGGTTCCTCTATGGCTATGTCGGCAGGTGAAATAGGTCTGCCCACTTCTACAACATCTCTTAGCCCAAACCCCCCACTCCCCCAATTGTAACCATCTAAAGTTGTATTTTTTTCCAAAGGCCAGCACACAAACATAGTCGTTTGGCGACATTCCCGGCAAACGCAGTAAATCTCATACTCGTATGTAATTGCTCCACCAAGGCTTGTGTAAACCTTTGTGCGGTTCAATCCATTAACATCAAAAGTAATTTTCTGTGAACCACACCTTGGACAGTCGTCCACTAACGTCACCATGTCTGCCTCTCCTCCTACAGGTGAAACTTATGCCTAACTACAAACATCAACGGCTTAAAAACCTGGCCCTTTGATACCACAAATTCACTAATTCAACCATGAGCGCGCGCTCGTATCCCCGCCACGCCTGCCCGCTTTGTGTAGTGGTTTTCATGCACCTGCATGAGAAACGAAAAAGCCCGCCAATACTGGCGGGCCGGAGCTAAAACGATCCTGTAACGATCATGCGGATTCATGCGGCATAGGCATGCACGTTCATTATGTTCTGGTAACGGAATGGGGGAAAAAATTTTTTAGCTTGCCCTGTAGACATCTGCGACTAGTCCCTCAGTATATCCTCATTGGTATCTTTCCGATTATCCTGATTTCCCGATTATCCTTATTAGGGAGACTTTTCCGCCTGGAGGCTATGAGACATTTTCACCCCCTACCCTAGAGACATATGCAACTAGTGGTGAATGCTATAACTTACTGCAATAAGGGTATAAAGTGTGATTATTGAAAACACGGAGAACTTAGATGAATATAGTTACAAGCGATAATGAAAGCAACGACCAAGCTACAGTTCCAAGCAGCCCAGCCAAAGCAAAGTCTGGCCGGGTAGCCGATGAAAAATGGGGAAAAGAAGTGATGAAGGCCGGGTTCTGCATAATCCCATCACTTTTACTACGCTGCCAGCAACGCTTAGGTCTAAACCCTTCCCAACTCGCAGTTCTGTTGCAACTGGCAGATTTTTGGTGGGAGGCAGGCCGAAAGCCATACCCAAGCAAGCAAGCGCTATCTGATAGATTAGGGCTAAGTACACGCCAGATTCAACGATATATGGCAGAACTTGAGCAGGCTGGTTTACTCGTCAGGATCGTTCGTTCTGCGGATGATAATGGAAAACTCAGTAACGAATACGATCTGTCAGGATTGGTTAAGAAGCTCCGTGAACTCGCGCCCGAAGTTTTGAAAGCCAAAGAAGATACCAAGCAGGTAACACGCAAAGGTGGATTAAAGAAATGATGGGCGTAAAAAAACCCGCTAAGCGGGTTTCTTTAGTACTGCTGTATTCTTGTGTCCCGGGAGGAGGCTTTCGCCCGCAAGGCCCGTGGCTCTCAGGGAAGATTGTATACGCCTGGAGGGTAGGATGTCAATTATGACTCAAGAGGACATGGAATCCGTTCGTTTTGCACTATCACACGCCCGCATGTCTACCTACGAGGCTGCAATGGCGCATGATTACATGTCAGCACTCAGACTGTACGCCTGGAATGCCCAAGTGTCCGCAGCATTGTTTGCGTCTATACAAATCTGCGAAGTGGTTATTCGCAATGCTGTATCAGATGCTCTGGAAGAAATTTATGGTCAACGGTGGGCATGGAATGCAACATTCATTAAAAGTTTACCTTTTCGCAGAAGGCAGGAATTAGAAACAGCGAGAGAAGGCTTACAAACGGTGGGCCAAGTTATTCCGGAATTAAGCTTTTATTTCTGGCAGCAAATGTTCACGAACCGACACTTTGGGCGAATCTGGGATAACCACATTGAGCGCATTTTCCCTAATATGGATAAAAAAATGGCAAAACAGCTTAAGCGTATCCATATCCATGATGAACTTGAGCATATTAGGAATCTGCGTAATCGAATAGCTCACCATGAACCGATTTTTCGGAGTGATCTTGAAGCTGACTTCAAAAGGATTGTTAACTTGGTGATGATGAAGTGCTCCACGTCCTCGCAATGGCTGGTGCAAAACAACTTATTCACTACTATCTATTCGCAAAAACCTTAGTCGCATATGCCAATCGACACTCTCCGTTGCAGGCTCGGAATCACCCATCCTAGTCTGAGCCCATGCATTTAATCAAAGAGGGAGTAATTCGCGTCAAATTCATCGCTTCGCTGCTCTATCCTGATGACTTCCATCAAAAGCCCAGACCATCATACAACGAAACGGGAAATTCCAGCTCAAGCCAGAAGCAGTCCTCATAGGTGCGGCCTACCCCCCCCCCGCCGCACTCCTTGGGACGCTGAAAAAAGACCCAGCCGCCAGGGACATAATGCGGAAGAAGCTCACCACGATAAACCACCTGATAATTACTGTCCTTCCCACCCATGGCTAACGCCTCGCGGATCTCGTTGTTCAACCCTGCAGGCGCTAAAAGCCAGTTTTATCGCCTGCCGGGTTTTGGTTAATGCGCTTAATGCGTCCAGCTGTCGTCCTCCCAGACCTGCTGCATTATTTCCATTACGCGCGTTTTATCTTCATCCAGTTTTAACCCGCTTAACTCGATGCCATTGGCGCTGCCTTTTCGAATGCGGATTGTGGTTTTGGGATACAGAGGGCACAGGTTGCGGTAAAGCTCATTTTCAAGGGCTACCAGTGTCGCAGGGCTAATTTTCTGTTCTTTATCAATCATTATTTCGACACGCATAGAGATTCCCCTTAACTGGAAACGTCCATTGACCGGCCATATTCATGGTTACGTATTTTCGCCATTAATTCATCGGTCAACTCTGAAACCCATTGAATAGCAAGCCGCTTTTCTTCATCGCTGCACTCACTAGCCGCTACAAGCTTGATAAAAAAATCAATACGCTGGAGTTTCAGCGACTCCAAAAGATAATCCTGCATTTCCCCTCCTGACCTTACTACGGGATACGGTACAACTGTACAAACAAATACTGTATTTATATACAGTATATTACGTTTTTTCCGTTGTAAAATACTTTTTAGCATTCAATCAGATGTGTCCGACTGGATCGGCTAAGAGCAAGAAATGTTAAAATTGAGAAATCAGTACCACTGCCGCCATTTATCATCTTCCTGCAGGCGCTGATTGCGGTAAAAAAGCCGCAGCCCGGCACCCGATGGGATACTGCCACCACGCAGCAGCAGATCGATCTCGGTCTCGCTTCCGTCAAAGCCCCTGGACTTCAGCTCAACCTCCAGCTGCAGGCGCAGCTGATCGTTAATTTCTTGTTTGTAACCCTTCCGCCGCTTCGGTTTTACCTGCCGTAGCCTCGCCGTCAGTTCGCGCCGCTCTTTCCTGCTCATGTTCTGGAAGTCCGGCAGGGGTTCCGCCGCATCTTCACCAGTCGAATCTGGTTCAAAATAGTTCATTTTTTCCACAGGGGGGACAGTTATTGCCACGAGTCCAAGGGGCGCAGCGCCCTGGTCGGCTGTCGCCTCCTGAACGTCAACGGCTTTACGAACCATTTTCCACTTCATCGCGTGCGTGCAAATCCGGCCCTCAACAATCGGGGACCAGATGCCATAAATACGGATGCCGTGATCGCCATAGGTAGATGGCTCGTCGTTAAGCTCGTAGGCCGTGCGGACCAGGTGATGTTTGCGGGGAACCAGCACGCCACCCTGTTTCATGATGTAGGTGGCAAAGCACCCGGCGTCAGCAGCAGCCAGGACCGCATCCAGACGCGGGTTATCCAGTACCGGCGCACTGGCTTTTTTATCGGCCTGCTGCCGCGCGGCCTGACCTGCCAGCAATCGCAGCTCACGATAAGCCTGGCGGCCCGGTATACCGAAAAAGCGGAATTGCTGGACGCGGTGAAGCGACGCCCAGGCGTTGACGTGTTCAGCGTTATCCCGCAGTGATCTACCGGTTTCCTTGCTGATTTCGTTAGCCAGCCCGCGGCCGTCGATGTTCTTACTGATATATTTTGCGATGTAGCTGGTCGGCGTCCCCTTGCGCGGGTTGATCAGCTCAGACTTAAAGCGCGGGCCGGTATTGTTTCCCAGTTCCTCGCGGTCCTCCCGGATAGCAAATTTACGCAGCAACGCAGTGATAGCGCGACGTTCTTTCTTGCGCATGAAGCACAGCAGGTGCCAGTGCACCGTGCCATCATGATGTGGCTCCGCCACGCGCACGCCATACCAGCGCATACCGCTCTTATGCATGGCCTTACGGAATGCGGCGAACGTATCAACCAGGTAATCGCTGCTCTGCCTGACCGTCGCGTTCGTCCACTTCGGGTTAGGCCTGCCATTGTTCAGGGTCGCGTGGAAGCGTGACGGGCAAGTGATGGTGTAAAACACGGCACAGTCGCCGCGCATTTCGGCGATAAGCTCCAGCCCTTTAATGCAGGCCATCATTTCGTTACGACGGTGCGCGGGGTTGCTGCTGCTGGCGTTTACCACGTCCTCCATATCCAGCGCGTCACCCTGTTCATTAACCAACTCATGCGAACGGAAATACTCCAGCGATTTGCGGCGCTGCTCGCGCTTATGGATCACAGCCTCATAACTGACATACGGCGAAGCTTTCTTGTTGACCAGGCACACTGCCCGCAGTTGTTCCTCCCGCCACTCGCAGCGCATCTGCCACATCTTCCGATACCACCAGTCCGCGCAACGCATACGCGCCAGCGAACCAGGTATGAGATCGTAAGGCACCGGCTTGCGACGGTGTTTCTTGCGGCGGAGCCGTTCGAATGCTGGCGGTATCACATCCAGCCGCATGGCCTCCGCCGCGACACGTTCCCATGCCAGGCGGACTTCTTCCGGTTTCACGTCATCGGTAACAAACAGATCGCTGCAGGCGGTGTCCAGGCAAATATCCATATGCGCTGCAATCAGCGTGGAAAGGCGTTTCGTCTGGTCCTGGCTCATTTCCGGCAATACCAGCAATCCCTCCAGCCCGTTGTGGCTCGCCATGAATCGAAACGACGCGGATATCTGGCTGTCACGAACATGAATCAGGCGCTCCAGACATGGCCTGACCGTTTCGCGCAGGTATCGTGAATAGGCTTTCGGCCTGTTCAACCCATGAAAATAATCAATGCGGTCCATCAGCGGCTTGCTGATATAAGATGGCTGCGCCGACACGTCAGCCAGGATGACCAGATCGGGATTATATCTTTGCTGTTCGCGGGCAGATTTCGCCCGGCTAATTAACGCGTCCTTGTTACGAGGGAAATCATTTGATATTACCGGGAAGAGAAGGAATTAAACGGGAATCCGCGGGATTACTGGCTTCGCCTTGTTTAGGCATTTGATACCAGTCAAATAGAAATTGAGCCGATCGGCAAAACTTTTGATACTGTTACTTGTAAGCCTTCAATGGTTAAAAGGCGGTGTTCAAAACCAATTCTATCACACTTCAAAAACAACAAGCCGGTTAATGATTCTAGCCTTAGCATTTACCGACAGCAAACTTTAACCGGCCTTCTTGGTTGTTTCAGTAAGGTCTGTTTTGGCTATGCCCTGATCGCTCTCAGATGACCCTTTTTTCAGTTGTTCATTTAGTCTCAGTAAGCGTTCTTTCTCATCGAGACTCAGGCCCATCAGTGTCCTGTCTGCCTCTGCTATTGAGGCGATAAGACCCACCATGCTACGAGCTCCTTCCTTCAAACAATAATCTAGCACTTCTTTCTGTTCTTCTGGCCCGAGGGTATCAAAAATCATGTTCCATGTACTCTTGATGGGGTCGGCATGAACAGCATTAGACGAGTTAGCGCCCCCTGAGTGATTCAAATTAGAATCAACCCCAAAAGCTAGCCAATCCAGTGTCACATGCTCTTTTGATGCGATTGCTTGCATAGCTGAAAAGGAGGGTTCAGTCCCTCTTGATAGGTAATTGTTTAGCGTAGAGAAAGATAGCCCCCAATCCTTAGCAGCAGCCCGAACGCTGCGGCTTCCTACAAGCGATTTTAGTCTCTTGATAAAGCTTTCTTTTCTGTCTTCATCAAAAGCAATTTCATTTGCTTTTCCAGTGGCCATTTTCTTTCCCAGTTAACGTATTGATTATAAAGGTAATGATTCAAATACGGCTTTGGTGATCACAATAAGACAAAAGAAAGACTCACATTTGCTTTACGTGATGCTTATTTGGATCAATACTATTCCTACGGATAACCCCGCCGGATAACTCCAGCGGATAACTTTTAAGAGTAAACGAACTATGGAAAGAAATGAAGTGCGTGACTGGCATCGCATTGACATTGTCGCCGAGCTTCACAAGCGCGGCGTGACAATGCGCAGCCTTTCCACCAGCGCTGGGTTAAGCCCCGACACGCTGAAAAATGCGCTGGCTCGTTCATATCCTAAAGGTGAGCGCATCATTGCGGGTGCTCTCAATCTGGAACCCTCTTCAATCTGGCCAAGCCGATACAACAAGGATTTGTGATCATGTTTGTCACTGTGAATGAATTAGTCGGCCTTCCCGGCTTGCCCGGCACTCAACAGGGTATTCGCGGGATGATGAACAAGCGGACGGCTGATGCGCCAGCACTTGTGCGCAAGCGTCAGGGTACAAAGGCTTTCGAATATCACATTGACTGCCTTCCTGACACTGCTCAGAAAGAGCTACGTGCTCGCCAGATTAAAGAACTGATGAACGGTTCACCAAAAGAGATGCCTGTCGCTACTGCAACCACACCAGTAACACCAAGCTCCAAAGGTGCCGAGGAAAGCAAAATCGCGGTTTATCGAAAGTGCCCGGCTTTGATGGAGCAAAAAATGAATGCTCTCACAGCTGCACAACGTCAGACCGCAGATGCGCGTATGGCGCTGGTCGTGGAGGTCATGCGTCTCGGGGAACTTCCGGGATACAGTCGGGCTAAAGCCATCCGTGAAATCGTGCGTCAGGCCCAGACTGGAGAGCTGCCTGTGCGTCTCGCGGAAGCAGTTTCGACCGCGAACGCCAAAAAAGGGGCCTCTCGCTCGCTGAGTGAGATATCGCTGAAACGCTGGGTCGCTGATTTTAATAAGACCCGCTCACCGGCAGAACGCCTGCTTATGCTGGCTCCCGGTAAGCGTCAGATTGTTAAGCCTGAAGAAATTAAATGGTTGCCTGAATTTTTGAGTTTTTACCGTCGCCCGGATGGCAGGGGTATTCAGGAAGCTTATGACGACTTTGCAATTGAATGGGCCCAGCGTTATCAGGATGACACCATGATGGCTGCGGCGATCCCTTCTTACGATCAGGTGTGCTATGCCATGAATAAATTACCTGTTGTTGTTAAGCAGAAAGGCCGCATCACCGGCAGCGAATTCCGTCAGTATGAGGGCTTTGTCCGCCGTGACTGGGAATCACTTCCGGTTAATTACGTGTGGATTGGTGACGGTCACGGCATGAAAATGAAAGTGGCTCATCCCGACCACGGAAACCCGTTCTCACCTGAAGTCACATTCATCATGGACGGGAGCTGCCGCTTCATTGTCGGATGGAGTCTAGCGTTGTCTGAAAGCGTGATTGCCGTTGCTGACGCGCTACGTCACGGCATTAAAAATCACGGAAAACCGTTCCTGTATTACTCCGATAACGGTGGCGGTGAGACCAACAATACATTCGATGCCGAGTTGACGGGTATTTTACCCCGCCTCGGTATCGATCACCGGCTGGGTATCCCCGAGAACCCACAGGGGCGCGGCATCATTGAACGCCTTAACCGCTCGCTGGCCATGCGTATTTCGCGCCAGTTCGCGACCTATTACGGCACCGGCGCAGACCGTAGCACGGTACGCCGCATGACTAAAGCGTTACAGTCTGCGACGAACGCGGCCAATAAGGGCAAAGAACTGAGTGCAAGACAGCAGCAGACGCTGCGCGATCTCCCATCGTGGGAATCACTGATAGAACATATTGAAGCGGGTGTGGAATGGTACAACAACCGCCCTCATGATTCATTGCCGCAGCGCGGCGATGGTGAGCATTTCACCCCAGCACAATTCCGCCGTTACAAACTAGAAAAAGAAGCCACTGAAATAGAATGGCTGTCAGATCTGGAACTGCGTGAAATGTTCATGCCACAGATTGAACGTACCGTGAATCGTTGCGAGGTTCGTCTGTTTAACAACCTGTATTACTCGGCTGAGCTGAATAACGAGCACGGTAATAAAGTGCTGGTTAATTACGATATTCATGACGCAACAAAAGTCGTTATTCGTCGCCTCGATGGTTCATTTATCTGTGAGGCCATCTGGGATGGCAATAAGCAGCAGGCATTCCCGGTTACTGCCGAATATCACCAGCGCCAGCAGCGTATCAAAGGGATGCGTCAGCGCGGAGAGGAAAAAGTCCGCCTGGCTGAGGCTGAGAACGTTCATACCCTACCAGCGCCTGAGACTCAGGAATGGTTGCACGGTAACGTGTACCGCCCCACCAGAAGCGCATCTCCGGTGATGCTGGCGGAAGTCGAAGAGGCTGAATACAGCGAGGATGAGTTTCTGAATAACTCGCTGGATATTCTGGAATCAAATAAACGTAAAAACGCTATTTAATAGCGATTAAATGACATTCAAATAATGGAGAGAATTATGTCTCACGTGAATATTACTGATATTCGCGAGGTTCTGCGCAACCTCGTAGATGGTACTCGTTTTACTTTTGCTCAGGTTGGCCGTGAAACCGGACTTTCGCCAAGCGTGATCAGCGGCTTCATGAATAACAAATACACTGGTGATAACAACCGTGTGGAAAAAGCCCTGCAGCGCTGGATTGATAAACAACACTCTGCCGCCGAGCTGCCGGCGCCCCCGCGCTTTATTGAGACGCCGACCGTTAAACAAATCTGGACAGCGTTCCGCTATGCGCACCTCACAGAGTGTATCGGCGTGGTCTGCGGTAACCCCGGAGTGGGTAAATCTGAAGCGGCGCGTGAATACCGCCGTAGTAATGACAACGTCTGGATGATTACGGTCACTCCTGCCTGTGCCAGCGTTCTGGAGTGTCTGACCGAGCTGGCTTATGAACTGGGGATGAACGATGCACCTCGCCGCAAAGGTCCCCTGGCCCGTTCGCTGCGCCGTCGCCTTGATGGTACTCAGGGACTCATCATTATCGATGAGGCTGACCATCTGGGCGCTGAGACGCTGGAAGAACTGCGACTGCTTCAGGAAGCCACCCGCGTTGGTATGGTGCTGATGGGTAACCATCGTGTCTATTCCAACATGACCGGGGGAAATCGTACCGTCGAGTTTGCCCGGCTGTTCTCCCGTATCGCCAAGCGCGTGGCCATCAATAAGACCAAAAAAGCGGATGTGGTCGCCATTGCTGATGCCTGGCAAATTCACGGAGAGAAAGAGCGCGAACTGCTGCAGCAGATAGCGCAGAAACCGGGGGCGCTGCGTATTCTCAGCCACTCCCTGCGGCTGGCGGCAATGACCGCACACGGTGCCGGTGACACGGTGAACGAGGCATACATTCTGAAGGCATTCCGGGATCTGGATTTAGACGTCGATGTTTCAACCTTACTGAGGGGCTAACTATGTTTCCTGAACTGATTTCGTCACATGTGCAGCAGGCGATGGCCACACAGGCGCTCTTACACAAAAAAGGCTGTCTGGTTACCGATTTCCGGCAGTCCCCGGCTCGTCCTGTACTGGAAGTGTCCTGTCCTCCGGTTGAGCTTCTGGAAAAAGCGGTTCGCATTGTCGAGCGTGATAAATCGGGGACGCGATCAATCTGGGTCGCTTCGTTCAATGGTTGTCGGATTATCTGGAGGTAATAATGGAAAGTCGCCGTATGTGGACAAGAAAAGAAATTCAGTTTGTCCGCGAAAATGCAGGGAAAATGACTGCGCAGGAAATGGGTAATCATATTAACCGGACCCGTTCAGCCATTTGCGCGCAGGCGAACCGCTGGGGGATATCAGTTCAGGTTCAGACCGCCAGTGACCATGACGCATGGCTTTGCCGTGAGCTTTATAAAGAGGGGCTAACCATTCCGGTTATCGCTGAGAAAATGGAATTAAGTAGTCGGACCGTTTCAAATATCGTGTTTTCAGGTGCTAATTAATTGAGTGAGGTTTTATGAATACTGCAAACAGCATCCCTGAGGGATATCGTGTAAATGCACAGGGTCATTATGTCCCTGAGTCACAGATTAAACCGCTGGATATGTTACGTGATGAAGTTGTACTGAGCATCGTCTCTGCTGCCCGCCAGCAACGTCAGGCACTGGCTGAGTTTAAGATTGAATCAATGTCAAAAATTGGCGACTTTATTGACCTGTCTGCCGCTGAGTATGGCGTTGAATACGGCGGGGCTAAGGGGAATGTCACGCTGGTTAGCTTCGATGGCCGCTATAAACTAGTCCGCGCTGTGGGTGAGCACCGCGTCTTTGACGAGCGCATTCAGGCCGCCAAAAAGCTGATAGATACCTGTATCAGTGAATGGTCTGGTGGTGCTGATGAAAAAATCATGGCGCTGGTCGATCATGCCTTCCGCGTGAATAAACAGGGCAAGATTGATATCAACCAGGTACTGGGGTTGCGTCAATTGAATATCGATGACCCGAAATGGAATGAGGCTATGGATGCGGTAGCGGATGCAATTCAGGTGACCGGGACAAGTCAATATTTACGCTTATATGAACGCCAGTTAGATGGTGTATATAAGCAAATATCGCTGGATTTAGCCAAGCTCTGAATATTCATTAATTAACTTTGTTTAATTTTCGGCGTCAGCGCCGTGGGGTTGCTCACGCCGAAATTTAGTAAGGAAATATTATGAACACCAAAAATACTGCTATTTATGATGCGGCCTTATCTAAATGGGGATTTGAATCTCAGGTGCTGGTGCTTTCTGAAGAAGCCAGTGAACTCGCCGCTTCCTGTTCGCGTTTTCTGAACAAGAAAACCGACAGCACCAAAGTGGCTGAAGAAGCCGCGGACGTCGAAATTATGATTGAACAGCTGCGTCATAACGGAATGGGTCCCATGATTGACCATGAAAAAAATCGCAAAATGACCCGACTGGCTCAGGTTGTCGGTATCGGTGTTGAATCACAGCTGGTTAGCCCGTTCGGTCCGTCAGTTCAGGGACTGCTTGAAGAGGTTTCCGAGCAATTGGAACTGGCCGACACGCTCTATCGCGACACAAAGACCAGCAATCGTTACGCAGCTGCACGGGTACGAATGGCAGTTAGTCTGTTAATGCAGGCGGCACAAAAAATGATCCGCGAACAGCAATTTGCCGACCGCCAGCAAACAGGAGATGGCGTATGAACCGTGCAAATGCGATTCAGATTATCCATATCGCAAAAAATCAGCTCGCGCTTGATGATGAAACCTATCGCTCCCTGTTGGGGGCAGTGGTTCCCGGTAAAGCCAGTTGTCGTGATATGACCATTGCCGAGCTTCAGTCTGTTATAAAGGCGCTGGAAACCAAAGGATTTAAAAGTAAGCCAACTGTACGCTCGAAGCGCCGCATGTCAGCACCATCAGCGACAAGCCTTAAGGTCAGGGCAATATGGAAAACGATGTTCAAAGATGGTTTCATCCAGGACGACAGCGATATTGCACTTGATCGTTTTGTGCAACGCCAGACTCGTATCCGCAATGGTGGTGCGGGTGTCTCCAGTCTTGAATGGCTACGACCAGAAGCTGAAGACAACCTGCTTGAGAGTCTTAAGCAATGGCACATCAGGGAAATGAAAAAGGCCATGCTGGCCAATCACGCACGTCTCCCGGAAAACCCTGTCACCGGTGATGAAAGTCGGGACTATGACACAATCTGCAGCGGCTACGCTGAAGCGGCCAAAAGGTGGAAAAAATGAGTGATGATCTCTTTGGTGATGTACAGGACGACAGCATTCTGGAGCACATCGATGATGAGATGGAAAGCTCCCGCTTTCCCTCATTGCTGTCTGAGCTAAATGCACTATTACGCCGCGAGCTGGAACGTCTGGGTTATGACCCGCGTCATTCCATCGAACTGGTAGCCGCCATCAGTAGTAAAATTGGCGGGATGCAGGTTTACTTTCCTCGCGGTCAGGTTCTGGAGCAGCTTGTCAGAGATATGCGCATCTGGCGTGATTTTAAGGGTAATAACATCCCTGAACTGGTTGAGCGCTACCAGGTGACCTACAAAACGGTGTATAAAGCTATCAAGCGAATGCGACGGTTAGAGCATCAAAAGCACCAACCACCACTATTTTGAGGGAGACTATGAAAAATATATGGGGATTGATTATCTTTGCATTGGTATCTAATACCTCTCTGGCTGACACTGCGATGCCTTCATCAAAGGAATTGCTAAAAAATTTTGATAAGCTTGGGATTGCAGATAAGGGAAAATGGAAAAATGGTGAATCTCCAGATGGTGTTAAGCTTCTGAGCTATCGTGTCGATGGTGATATTTACTCACTTAACCCAGAGTTTGCTTCCTCTATATCCATCAATAGTGGGAAAAAGAATAAAGACGAGTTTTTACATTCGGAAGGCATATGCAAAAATTTAGTCTTTGGGGTTGTGGGTGAAAAGAGTAAAGACATTGATAATGCTGTGTCAGACATTGTTTATGGTGCTGCAAAATCGGCTGAAAGAACTACAGGGGAAGCCATTAAAGACTTCTGGGTCGAAGCATCTTTTATTTCAATAGATAAATATCCCGCTCTAGCTTGTAAGGTTTCAAAACTTGTAACTTGGGATTGATTTCTATTCTTCAATGAAGCCGGTAAATCCGGCTTTTTTTATGCCTGCAACAAAATGGGAAAAGTCAGATTCACTTTCCCCTGAAAGGTACAGGCATGACAACATCATCATTTTCCCCTGCGTTTTTACACGCATTCTCTTTCGTTCTCGCCCGTGAAGGTGGTCACGTTAATGACCCCACCGATAACGGTGGCGAAACAAAATACGGTATTTCCGACAAACGCGACGGAATAGCCGATGGTAAAACCGACGTCGATGGCGACGGTAAACCCGATACCCGAATTAAAGACCTCACCGAAGAACAGGCCGGGCAAATTTATTTCCGTGATTACTGGTATCCGGCTTACTGCACCGACTGGCCGGATGGTATCTCACTTTTTGTCTTCGATTCTTCCGTTCAGCATGGTGCTAAAAAAGCAATCCAGTTACTGCAGGATGCTGTCGGCGTCACCGCTGATGGCATCGTCGGCCCGAAAACCACCAAAGCAGTGATTGGGGCTGATGGTGAATGGCTCCTTACTCGCTGCTTCCTACGCCGTTCCCGTTATTACGCCGACATCATCAAAGCCAATCCAGCACAGGGTAAATACCTCAATGGCTGGTTTAACCGCCTCGACGAACTGGCGAACGCCTGTCAGGAGGTCATCGGCGGTCAGGTTTCCGAGCCACGCAACTGAGATGGGTAAAGGCTGGGAGGAGACCTTACGTGTGGGACGGCGTGATCGTCTCCGTCAGGAGGTGCTTCATCGGGTTGCCGGTGGCCCTCCGCCCGTTCCCCGTGACTACACAGGCTGCGACGGTACTCATGCCAGCTATTACCGCAAAGGCTGGGACTCCGTCGATATAAGAGACATCGTCTGGCAGTGCCAGAGATACAAGGAAAAACATAATGTTTAAATCGTTGAATACCGACTGGCTGAAACTGGCCTTACTCCGGGTATTTCAGTCCGGCTGGACGGTGATCATTCTGGTGGGGCTATCCCTGCTTTTCTGCAGCTTCAATGGTCGTCAGGCGTTTGTGGTCTGGTGGTTATCTATTGCCGGCATCGCTCTTGTCTGTGCCAGTATCGGTATGGGGAACTTGCCATATCGCTTACTGCATCCCACCCGAGCTATCAGCAAATGGGCCACGGTGTTGTCCTGGATTGTCTGGGGGGTGGGTGTCTTACTTCTGGTCATTGCTCCCGTACTGGCAAAGTCGCCGTTAATCATTCTTCTTGGCGCGGTTGGGGTTCTGACAGGATTCCTTTTCTCCCTCTGGGTCTCGCGTAAGGAGCCGTTTAAATGGATCCGATAACGCTATCCACTGTCGCCTCAGTGCTGCTCAAAGCTGGTCCCTCACTGGTCCGTACTGTAGGGGGATGGTTCAGCAGCGATACCGCTAAAGCGGCGGAATCCGTCGCCAGCATTGTCGAAACCGTCAATGGTGCCATCAACCCGGCAGACCAGCAGCGTGTGCTGGAACAGAAGCTGGCACAGTTGCCACCTGAGCAGTTTGTCCAGATTGAAACTCTCAGAGTCCAGCTGCAGCAGCTCCAGATGGAACGGGACAAAGCGCAAATGGCTGACCAGCAGGCGGCGCAACATGAACAACAGGAAACCATCCGCAACGGTGATAACGCAACGGATGAATATGTCCGCCAGACCCGCCCTCTGATGGCTCGCCTTTCGCTCTACAGCAGCATTGCTTACGTGATGATCATGTCTCTCGGTCAGCAGGCTGGCGCGGTCGCCAGTGCCTTTGGCCACGCCTTTTCTATGCCTGAGCCTGACTGGGATATCGCGCTGATGCTCGCGACTCCAGCGTTGGGCTATCTGGGATTCAGGACGCTGGACGGCTTCGCCCGGTACAGCAAATCCAGCAAACACAAGGCCGTGGTGGGTAAATGACTAAAGCGTTTGATCGCGCCAGCGATCTGGAAATCGAAGAGCGGGAACGGGTCTTAAACAGTCATTTAAACCGCGTTAAAGAACTGCCGGACAATTACGGTTTTTGTAACGACTGCGGTGGAGCGATTCCGGCTAAACGACTCCGGGCGCTGCCTTCAGTGGCGACCTGTGTCACCTGTCAGTCAATCAGAGAACACAGGAGGAAGCATGGACTGGGAAGTCATTAAGGGTAACTGGGCCATTATCTGGGCGTTGTTTATGTCCGGGGTGAACGTTATCCAGCTCCTGCTGGCGAAGACATACGTTAAACGCGAGGAGCTTGATCTCCTGCGTACCCGTCTGCAGGGACTGGAGAACACCATCGCGGGTTTGCCGAATCAGAAAGACCTGCATCAGCTGCAGCTTGAAATGCGTGACTTACGGGGTGAACTGCGGGAGCTGGCACCATCAATTCGACAGGTTTCCCGTATCAGCGATCTACTTCTGGAAAACGAACTGAAGGAAAAATAAGGGGTGAGTATGCGTGACATTCTCGACCAGGACCAGCGCCTGGTCATTCTGCGATCTCTTATCGAGTGTGGCGACAGCGCCAACGAGTCGATTCTGCAGACGTGCCTGCAGACCTATGGTCACCGGGTTTCACGTGATGCCGTTCGGACCCATCTGGCATGGCTGAAGGAACAAGGGCTGGTTAATCTGACCGACGTCTCCGGGTGCTATGTGGCCAGTATCACCGGGCGTGGTGACGATGCGGCCAACGGTCTGGCCACCGTTCCGGGCGTGAAAAAACCCCGCGCGAGGGGATGACGATGGCAAAACAAAAAACGTTACCCGCCGCCGCGCGGCGCACCATCAGGCAACTGGCCGCTGCGTTCGTCTGCGCTGATATCGAGGCGAACCTTATGGCAAAGTTTGTCGAAGAGAAGACCGGCAAGCCCTATAACCGGGATGCGCCCGACAGCTACCTCAATATGTTTCTGAATTCTGAGCCTGAGATCCGCCGTGTCTGGCAGCTGCTGCAGAAAGACATTGTGGCCACCCGTAAAAATTTTGCTGACCGGATAGCTAAGGAGCGAGCGTGACAGCTGAACAACGTCCGACCCGTGGCCGTGCGTCAAAAATCGACCTCTTACCGGATAGCGTACGCGAGCAGTTGCACCAGATGCTGCGTGAAAAACGCCATACACAGGAAGAGATCCGCGAAGCCATCAACGAACTCATCGACGGTCACAACCTGCCGGAAGAGATGAAACTCAGCCGAACCGGTCTGAACCGTTACGCCAGCCGCATGGAGACGGTCGGCGCAAAAATTCGCGCCTCCCGCGAGATGGCCGAGATTTGGGCGGCGAAGCTGGGCTCCGCCCCGACCTCTGACGTCGGCAAACTGTTGATGGAGTTCGTGAAGACGCTGGCCTTTGAAACCTCCATGTCGATGGCTGAAAGCGAGAAGACTGTCGAACCGAAAGCCCTTGGCCAACTGGCGCTGGTCGCGCAGCGTCTGGAAGCTGCCGCGATGGCCAGCCACAATCGTGAGAAAGAGATCCGCCAGGCATTCGCCGAAGAAGCCGCCGCGCAGGCGGAGAAAATTACCAAACAGGCCGGGCTGTCTGCTGATACGGCTGCTGATATTCGCCGCCAGATTCTGGGGATTGCGTAATGGTCACGGTCTCGCGGGAACAGGAGTTACTGCGCAGCCAGTCGGCGTCCGCCATCCTTGCCGGTGAGTTCGACGCGGATCAGGTGTTGCTTCCTTACCAACGTCGCTGGATAGCCGACCCGGCCCAGCTCAAGATTGCCGAAAAATCACGTCGTACAGGGCTGACATGGGCAGAGGCGGCAGAGGCGGCACTTAACGGCTCAATGTCAGTCAGCGCCGGTGGATGTGACACTTTCTATGTCGGCACCACCAAAGATATGGCGCGTGAATTTATCGACGCCTGCGCCATGTGGGCGAAGGCTTACGACTGGGCCGCGTCCGATATAGGCGAAGAGGTACTGGAAGACGAAGACAAGGACATTCTGGTTTACGTCATCAACTTCGCCAGCGGTTTCAAAATCAAAGCACTCTCTTCTAACCCCTCGAACCTGCGCGGGATGCAGGGGAATGTCATCATCGATGAGGCTGCTTTCCAGAAAGACCTCGCAGCCGTACTAAAAGCCGCACTGGCGCTGACCATGTGGGGTTCAAAGGTTCGTTTGATCTCCACGCATAACGGTATTGAGAACCTGTTCAACACCATCATTACCGACAGCCGGGCAGGAAAAAAACGCTATTCCGTTCACCGCATTGATATCGAGCTGGCTATCAATGAGGGGTTGTATCGTCGAATCTGTCAGGTCACGAAAAAACCGTGGACACCTGATGCTGAGGATGAATGGCTGGCGAACCTGCTCAGTGATACGGCGACCGAAGAAGACGCCCGTGAGGAATACTATTGCGAGCCGAAGAACGGCGGCGGGACCTATCTGGCCCGTTCCATTCGCGAACGGGCAGCGCGTGGTTCCGGTCCCGTTCTGCGCTTCACCGGCACGACCGAATTCAACGCCACCCCCGAAGGAATACGCGCACGGGAAATGCAGGAGTGGCTGGAGAAGATTGTCCAGCCTGAGCTGAATACGCTCCCGCAAAATCTCCGCCACTGCCTCGGTGAGGACTTCGCGCGATCTGGTCACCTGACCGTGTTCGCTCCGATGACAGTCAATGATGACACCAGCCGTACAGTACCGTTTCTGGTCGAACTGGCGAACGTGCCTTACAAACAGCAGGAACAGGCATTGTTCTTTATCTGCGACCAGCTCCCGCGTCGCGACGGTATCAAACTGGATGGCCGGGGCAACGGTAACTATCTGGCGGAACAGGCGGCGGAAAAGTATGGCGATGAAGTTGAGGTGGTAATGCCATCCGTTGCGCACTATCGCGAGAACATGCCCCGCTTTAAGTCAGCGTTCGAAGACGATGAGCTGGTCCTACCGCAGCATGAAGATGTGATCAGCGACCTTGGCCAGATTGTGATCCTCCGAGGGGTGCCGGGAATTGATGACCGGGAAAACACCGGCAGCGATGGCCACAAGCGACACGGCGACAGCGCTTATGCCATCTTCCTGGCGTTTCTGGCCAGTAAAGAGGACTGTCAGCGTTATGAGTTGCATCGCCTCAACACCCCACAACAGCAGCGCAACCGCGACGGTAAACGGCAGTTGCGCATCACCCGTGGCCTTAAGAATCAACGAGGACTGCTTTGATGCTGAAGAAACTCACCGGCGCGATCAGAAGCCTGCTTAACCCGGCAACCGATGAAACCGTCACCGTTAATGAATCCGAGATGGCTCAGGCCGAAGCACGGGCAAAACGTGCCAGCGTCAGATCCCCTTCTGCCGGTATCAGCGTGGCGAGTACCTTATCCCCGGCGAGACTGGCCGGGGTCCTGCGTAATGTGACCGAAGGGAACGCGCGGGACTACTTCATCCTTGCTGAAGAGATGGAAGAGCGGGACCTGCACTATGCCAGCGTACTGCGTACCCGCAAGCTCACCGTGGCAGGTATCCTCCCCAGCGTCGAGGCAGCAAGTGACGATGAGCATGATGTATTGCTGGCTGATGCTGTGCGTAACCTGATGGAACAACCGCAAATCCCTGAGCTGTTATTTGACCTGCTCGATGGCCTTGGTAAAGGCGTGGGGGTCTGCGAAATCCTGTGGAGTACCCGTGATGGCTGGATACCCCGCGATTATGAGTGGGTTGATCCGCGGTTCCTGAAACCCGACAGCGACACGCTGCGAGAGTTTCGTCTGCTGACCGACGAGCAACCGGTAGACGGTATTCCCCTGACGCCGGGGAAATATGTGATGCACTATCCCCGGCTGAAGTCAGGTTTACCGCTGCGTAATGGTCTGGCTCGTCTGGTGGCCGTGATGTACATGTTGAAGTCATTCACCGTGCGTGACTGGTGGGCGTTCGCGGAAAAGTTCGGCATTCCGATCGTCGTTGGCAAGTACGGCAATAATGCCACCACTGAGCAGATCCAGACGCTTGTCGATGCTATCGCCTCCATTGCATCGGATGCAGGCTGCGCCATTCCGCAAAGTATGCAACTGGAAATGCAGGAAACCGCCAGCCGCAACGGCGGTGGCGCACTGTTTAAGGAGATGGCGGAATGGTGTGACGCCCAGACCAGCAAGGCCGTATTGGGCCAGACGATGACCACGGATGATGGCAGCTCACGTGCGCAGGCTGATGTGCATGACAAGGTCCGTATGGATATCGCCAAATGGGATGCGCGACAGCTGGAGAACACCCTCAATGAGTTTCTGGTCCGTCCCTATATCCAGTTCAACTACGGACCGCAGGAACGGTATCCACTGGTTAAGCTACCCATCAGCGAGCCGGAAGACCTTAAATCGTTTGTTGATGCGCTGATTCCGTTAATTGACCGGGGGCTGCGTGTGCAGGAGTCTGAAATCCGGGACAAGTTCGGTCTGGCTGAACCAGAAAAAGACGCCAACATTCTCGCGCCGTCGAACAGCTTTTCTGCGTTCACTCCGGCACCGGCACTGAACCGCGAGCGTATCGCGCTCAACCGTTCGCAGGAGGATGAGATTGACCTGATGGTCAATGATGCCCTGAAGGACTGGGAACAAACCGGCGATGCGTTCACCAGTCCGGTGCTGCAGCTGGCGCAGGAAGTGACAAGCTATGAAGAGTTTCTGGCGCGGCTGCCTGACCTGCAGAAAACGCTGGAGCCTGCCGAATTTGTGCAGCAGTTGGCGATGCTGAGTTTTAAAGCGCGGGTACTGGGAGATAGTCACGATGGCTGAAACAACGATTATTCCAAAAGAGGCGCTGTCCTGGCTGAAGTCTAAAAAGCTGACGCCGGGCTTTGACTATCGGGATGTCTGGAAGCAGGAGCACAGCATCGGTTTCACCGTGGCGAAAATGACGCAGCTCGATCTGCTTTCCGACGTCAAGGCGCTGGTCGAAGACGCGATGGCCAGCGGTCAGTCTTTCGCTGAGTTCCGCGAGGTCATCAGGCCCTTACTGGTGAAGCGCGGATGGTGGGGACAGCAGTTAATGGATGACCCACTCACCAGTGAAACCAGACTGGTGCAGCTCGGCAGCGACAGGCGTCTGCGTACTATCTACGATACCAACATGAGAACGGCCCGCAGCGCGGGTCAGTGGGAACGTATTCAGCGAACGAAAAGAGCAATGCCTTATCTTCTCTATACACTGGGTCCTTCCCGTGAGCATCGCGCCGAGCACCTCAAGTGGGCGGACCTCTGTTTGCCGGTTGATGATCCGTTCTGGTTGACTCATTTCTGCCCTAACGGATGGGGCTGCAAATGTCTACTCCGCCAGGTCAGCAAATATGAGTATGAACAGCTGAAAGTGAATGGCGTCAACCGTAACGTGCAGCAGCTCGACGCCAGTGGCCAACCGACCGGCCATGTGGTTCGCCAGACCGTACCGGTGCGCACCGAGGCTCCGGCGATCAAACGGCGTAAGTGGGTCAATAAGCGTACCGGTGAAGAAGAGATGGTGCCTGAGGGGATTGACCCCGGCTGGGATTACAATCCGGGAACCGGGCGTCAGGCCGAACTGGAACGTCAACTGAAGGTGAAGCAGGACTTGTTTGACAGTAGCCAGTGAACCAACCAAAGAACCGTCTGAAACGCTCAGGAGGACAATAACGACATTTGTGATACGATGATTCTCTGAAAATTTCTTAAACGCGTCACAGCGGTTTTAAACGCTGTTTGAACGGGGTTTCCCGCTGCGTTTACAGTGAAGCCGGTAAATCCGGCTTTTTTTATGCCTTCCTCATACTGTCCGTCAGTTACCTTTACGACGGACAGCACCATGCCAAAGCCTGTAACACAACTCGAATTTCTGGCCCTGTGCTTTGAGCTTCCTGACCTGACGGATGCCAGCACACCGTTGCCGGAATGGTTGCCGATGATACCGGCGGGCACATTTACTGGCCGGGATGGCCGGACATGGATTAACGACAACCCAGCAGCAGTTAGTGCCGCTTCATTCAGTCATCCCAAATTACCGATTGATATCGAACACTCTACCGAGCTGCTTGGCCCGAAAGGCGAAGAAGCCCCGGCCTACGCATGGATAGATTCCATGCGCGTTAATGCTGACGGCAGCATTGATGCACATGTGGAGTGGACACCAGACGGCGAGGCTCTGGTCAGGGGTAAGAAGTACCTCTATTACAGCCCGGCTTTCCGTTATCTCGCAACAGGTCAGGTGACGCTGCTGTCCAGCGTCGGCCTGACCAACAAACCCAACCTGTATTTACCCGCGCTTAACTCGGAGAACACCATGACTGTACCTGTGCAGATTGCCACGGTGCTGGGACTGACTGCGACTGCGTCAATTGATGATGCCGTGTCAGCTATCCAGACCATCAAGAACAGCGAATCGGTCGCGCTGAACCGCGCACAAAACCCGGACCTGACGAAGTTTATTCCGGTGGAGACTCATCAGCTGGCGCTGAACCGGGCGGAGACGGCAGAAAGCCGCCTTAAGGCACTGGATGACAAAAACGCCACCGAGCTGGTTGATGGTGCCGTGACTGCCGGAAAGGTTGCCCCGGCGAACCGCGATATGTATCTGGCCCTGTGCCGTACTGAAGAAGGCCGTCAGCAGTTTACCGACTTCATGAAAACCGCCCCGGTACTGGTCAACGCAGACCCGACCAAAGGGAAAGAGAACAAGGGCCAGACCGAACTGACCGAAACCGAACTGGCGATGTGCCGCAGCATGGGCGTCACCAAAGAAGAGTTTCTGGCCGCTAAACCGAAACAGGAGCAATAAGAATGCCGCAACCGTCAGCAGAAATCCTGCACGCGCTCTCCACGTCGCTGAGCGCTGCATTTACTCAGGGGCTCGCGGGCATTACCCCGCAATACCTGCGCATTGCAACTGAAGTCCCGAGCAGTGCCGCATCCAATACGTATGGCTGGTTGTCCGATCTGCCCGAGATAAAGGAGTGGATTGGCGACCGCCAACTGGCGCTGCTTTCCCAGCAGGGTTACACCATTCCGAACAAGACGTGGGAAAACTCCATCCGGGTTAAACGGGAAAATATCGAAGACGATCAACTTGGCCAGTACAGCATTACGGCAAAAGCTTTCGGACGACAGGTCTCTGAGTTCCCGGACAAACTGAGCTTCCCGTTGCTGGTCGCCGGGTTCACCACCCTGTGCTTTGATGGTCAGAACTTCTTTGATACCGACCACCCAATGGCGGGCGGCACTTACAGCAACATCGTGGGTGATGGTACTGAGACCGGCGAACCGTGGTTCCTGATTGATGAGTCACAGGTACTTAAGCCGATCCTCTATCAAAACCGCCGACCGTTCGATTTTCATGCACTGGACGATCTTGATAGTGAGCACACTTTCAAAAACAACGAGTTCCTGTTTGGTGTTGATGGTCGCTGCGCCGTCGGATTTGGCTTCTGGCAGACTGCCTGCGGTTCCCGAGCACCTCTCACAGTGGCCAACTACGAGAAGGCTGTGGAGGTTCTTCAGGGCATGAAGCGTGATTCTGGCGAACCGCTGGGTATCAATCCAACCACGCTGGTTGTTGGACGTAAAAACCGCGCTGCGGCAAAACGTATTATCGATGCGATGTTGGTCGATGGTGGGGATTCCAACATTTATTACAAGGATGTGGAAATCCTTAACAGCCCATTCATCACCACACCTGCCGCTCCGGCACCGTAATCACCGGTCTGCGTTTAAACCGTTACAGCGGGCTTTAAGCCTGCTGTAACCCACCTTCAACGAGGATGGAACAGTGAGTGGAACGAAAGAAAAAACAACGGGTAAGCAAAGCACTAAAGGTCGCGCTGGCAAGGTTCCAGCGCCGGAAGTGGCACCGGTTGATGCACCTCACGCGCCGGGACCTGAACTGTCAGTCACATTGCCAGGGCATTACGTTGCGGTGGGTACGTCCCCCGTCAGTGTAAAACCCGGCATAGTTGATGCTTCGCTGATGCCAGAAGGTCTGTCTTCAGATGCGGAATCATCGGGGCTCAATATAAGCGTTAAGGCGTTGCCCAATACTGATGATGTTCAGGTGCTGGAGGTTCGCGCCATTGCTGAGCGTGGTTTCTGGCGCTGTGGTCGATTCTGGCCACGCCAGCCGGTCCATGTTTTTGTCAGCGATGATCCGGAAGGCGATAACGAGGCGAACGCGCTGGACGGTGATGTGGTCGTGGAGTGTTTCGTCAGCCACGAAACCGCCGCGCGCCTAAAAGCCGAGCCTAACCTGAAAGTCACGGTACTGCAGCCGGTGGTGGAGGAAGAGTAAATGGGCCTTTACGTTACCCGTGATGACCTGCTGGCAACTGACGGGTCACTGGTCTGGAATATGGCCATTGATAAAGCGACTAACCAGTTGGATGAGTCAAAAATCCTCACGGCTATCGAGGATGCCGACGCGGAGATTAACTCGTTTCTGGCGAAACGCTACCAGCTCCCACTGAATATCACGACCGTCCCACGTCCACTTCACCGGGTAGCGACATCTATTGCCCTTTACTGGCTGTCAGAGCGTGACAATCAGATCACCGACCTGATTCAGAAACGCTATGACAGCGCCATCCTGACATTGAAAGAGATAGCGAACGGTACCCGCGACCTCGGCCTCCCGACTGATACCCCCGCCCCGGAGACCGATAACGGCAGGATGATTGTCGTCTCTGACAACAAACGACTGTTTACCCGCAACAACCTGAAAGGGGTCCTGTGATGGGTATTTCAGTCGAGGTGTCTGGCGTGCAGAAACTGCAGCAGATGCGTCTGGCCATCGAGAAACTCTTTGACAGTTCGCTGCAGCAGGAACTGCTGGAAAGCATCGGGGCCATCGTTGAGTCGCAGACCCGCCGCCGCATCAGCGATGAGAAAACCTCTCCAGCGGGCGAGCGCTGGCAGGAATGGTCAGAGTCTTATCGCCAGACCCGACACGGGAATCAGAGCCTGCTGCAGGGGAACGGCGATCTGCTCGACAGCATCCAGTACATCGTCGAGCGCGGCCACGTTCGTGTGGGGTCGCCGCTCAGTTACAGCGCCGTTCACCAGGACGGCTTTGACGGCAGCGTGTCAGTCAGTACCCATCAGCGTCTCATTCATCAGGCGTTTGGCCGGGCGCTGAAGCATCCTGTATGGCAAACCGTCGGCGCTCATACGCGCCAGATGAATATCCCGCAGCGCGAGTATCTCGGGCTGTCCAACGCAAACAGTGAAGAGCTGATGCACGTCATCGGTGATTTCTGGAAAGAGGTACTCCCGTGAGTAATCAGGAACGTCCGCCGCTGCAGACCATTGGCTCAACGGTCACCGCTGCTGAGAACATTGTGGCATGGCTGAAGCCGGATTTACTGGGCGATAAGCCCGACAGCGTCAGTGTGATCGAACGCCATATTGGCCAGTTCAGTACCCCTGCCGAGGTAAAAACCTATCTGTCAGATCGCGATGGTTGTATCCGTCTGGCGGCGCTTCGCGTTCGTAACATTCGCTATCAGGCAGGCGGAACGACTGGCGATGTCACATGGGCGGCTTACATCATGGCCACCGATGCATGGGGGTACTCACGTGATACCCGCTGTGAGGTGCTGGTCGGGAAGCTGGTTCGCCGCATTGTTCAGCGCGGTGCGCCCAACGGTATGAAAGCCGAGCGTCTGGCCACTTCCGTCAGCGCTGACAATATCTATTCCGGTGGGCTTAACGAGCTGGGTCTGACCATGTGGGCGGTAACGTGGGAACAGGAATTCCGGCTGGATGATGAGGTGGACCTTGCTTCGCTCCCTGACTTCCTGCGACTGGGGGCAACACTGCAGGTAAATGACGGTGAAACGTCCATTGAAGGCACGATTAACGTAAGAGATGCAAACCAATGAAAAAACATATTAAGCCAGCCCGCGAGGGGCTGAAGGTACGTAAAGCGTCGGGGGAGCACCTCTCACCTGCCGGGGAGAACCTCCCTATGAGTTCGTGGTGGCACCGTAGGGAAGCTGAAGGTGACGTGGTCATTTCCACCATCCCGGTTGAAACCGCAAAGACCCCAGCCGTAAAGGAGAAGTGATATGTCACTAGGCAATATTCCTGATGATTTCCGTGTCCCGCTGGTCATCATTGATATCGATAACTCTCAGGCGCTGGACAGCGCCCCGGCCCAGTCTCGCAAAATCATTGTGATCGGTCAGCAAAACGCGACCGGTACAGCGGCAGCGCTGACGTCGAACCGCATCACCAGTGACGGTACAGCTGAACAATTGTATGGCAAAGGTTCCATGCTGGCGGAGATGGTGAAAACCCTCCGCAAAGGCAACAGCTACACCGAGCTGTGGGCGATGGGAATGGCAGATATTGCTGCAGGTAACGCCGCAAAAGCTGAGCTGGCCATCACCGGACCTGCTACCGATGCGGGGACACTGGCCCTGCTGGTCAATGGTGTTTCAGTACAGGTCGGCGTTGCCGCCGACGATACTGCCGACACCATCGCCACGGCCATTATTGCCGCCGTGAATAAACTACCGGCGACGCAGGTGACCGCCGCGCCGAAAGCAGCATCAACCAGTGTGGTCACACTGACCGCGAACTGGCCAGGAACCACGGGTAACGGGATGGACGCCCGCCTCAACTACTACCCCGGAGAGCAGTCACCGGCAGGTGTAAAGGTCACCATTACCGGCTTTACGGGTGGCACCGGCACTCCGGATATTTCCGCTGTCGTGGCGGCGCTGGGCGATGACTGGTACACCGATATTGTGTTCCCGTACAACGATACGCAGAGCCTCAACACCATTCGTGATGAACTGCTGGAGCGCTGGGGGCCACTCAAGATGATTGAGGCGCAGCTGTGGACCGCGTTCCGTGGAACCCATGCTGAATCGGGCACCTTTGGCGAAACCCGTAATGACTGGCTCATCTCCTGTATCGGGACCAATCTTGCGCCGCAACCGTACTGGCTGTGGGCGGCATCCTATGGCGGTATTGCGTCCTATTATCTGGCGAATGATCCGGCACGTCCGCTGCAGACGCTGGTGCTGACCGGGATTCTGGCCCCGGCCAAAGATATTCGCTGGGATATGCCCGAGCGTAACCTGCTGCTGAAGGATGGTATCGCTACCCATTACGTTGATGCTGGCGGAAATGTCTGCATCGAGCGTGAAATCACCATGTACCGCGTTAACCAGTTCGGCGACCCAGACACGTCTTACCTCGATGTGCAGTCACCGGCGACGCTGGGACGTATCCGCTACGTCATTAAAAACCGCTTCAGCAACCGCTATCCACGCCACAAGCTGGCAGGGGACGATGTGCTTGACCTGCTTGATCCGGGTCAACCGGTAATGACACCGAAAATTGCACGCGGCGAACTGCTGGATATTGCCCTGAGCGAGCTGATACCGGCAGGCCTTGTGGAAGATTTTGAAGACTACAAGGACACGCTTGATGTGTATCTCGATGGTGCTGACAAAAATCGCCTGAACTTTATCTGTCATCCCAATCTGGTCAATCAGCTGCGTGTGATGGCCGGTCTCATCCAGTTCAAACTTTAAGGAGCGTTTATGAGCATTCTGGGTATGGCGGCCATTCGTATCAACGGTCGCGAAATCAAAACTGAGGGTAAGTCCACCCTCAATCCGGGAGGCTATGCCCGAACCCAGCATATGGGCGGTGGCAAGGTCTGGGGTAACTCCCGCAAGATGGCCGGTCCCTCGATCCAGATGACCATCGCGGCAGCACAGGATATGGACGTCATCGAAATCAGTAACTGGGAAAACGTGACGGTGATGTTTGAGGGTGACAACGGCCTGACCTACATGATGACTGGCGCGGCCACCGACAATCCGGCGACGCTGGATGAAGACGCAGGCACCATCAGTGCCAACTTTATCGGCGTCAAACTGGTGAAGGTGTAAATCATGGCTGAGTTAACCGTAACCCTGAAACATGGCTTTATCACCGGCAAAGGCACCGAAGATGAAGCACATCATTCCGTCGTCACCTTCCGGGAGCTGAATTCGAAAGACGTTATCGACGCGCAACTTGAAGCAGAACGTGTGGTGATTGGTGACAACGGTAAGGCGGTTGCCTATTGCTCCGAAGTGCTGATGGGATTGGCGCTGTTGCGTAAACAGATCTTAAGCGTTGGTGATATCCCCGGCCCGTTGTCGCTTAAACAGCTTTACAGCTTTCACCCGGAAGACCTTGAACTCTTGTCCAGCAAAGCCAGCGCGATGGACGACTTACTCGCGGAGACAGCAAACCGGGGGCGAACTGACGCCGCTGGCGACGGCGTTCAGTAACCTTCTCGTCAATTTGTCCCAACGTTTTGATTTGCCCTACCTGCAGCAGTTGCCTATACGGCAGCTGCTGCGCCTGACAGAGCAGTTGAGGAAGCAAAATGTCAAACCGCCTCACCACTGAAATACTCATCAATCTGGCAGGTAACCTGACCGCAAAGGCCCGCCAGTATGGAGCCAACATGTCTGAATTTGCCCGCCGTAATGAGCGGGCAATGAACGTGGTTAAAGCCACCACGGCGGCGGCAGGTCGTGGTCTTGATGCATTGGGTAACCGCTACACAACCCTGATTGCCGGCTTTGCCGGCAGCGCTATGTTGAGAGACTTTGCCGCGACAGACCGCCGCATCACCCGAATGGGGCTGGCTGCGGAGAAGACCAAAAAAGAGATGTCTGAGATGTTCAGCGGTATGCAGGATGCCGCGATCAAATTCCGTGTGGACGACAGCGAAGTGGTCAGTGCCATTGAGAAAGTCGGGACCGTCACCGGTGATATCGATTTCGGCTTTAAGAACCGTAACATCATGGCCGCTTCGCTGGCGGCTTCGGGGTCCGAAGGTGAAAGCATTGGTGGCCTCTTTTCTCAGTTTACAAAGTTCAACCTGACCGACGAAAAGCAGACGCTGCAGGCAATGGATACCCTGAATCAGCTCGGTAAAGAAGGCGCATTTGAGCTGAAGGATATCGCCGAACGCGGCGTAAAAGCATTCTCAATGTATGCCGCAGCCGGAGGAACGGGCGTCAGAGGCGTGAAAGACGTCGGCGTTGCGCTGGAGAGCGCCGTCGATGCTACCGGCGATACGACGACAGCCTCAACTGCAGTTGAAAACCTTATTCGAGATTTGCAAATCCCAAAAGTTGTCAAAACGCTGCGCCAGAACGGTATCAATGTTTTTGATAAAGACGGGACGATGCGATCCCTTCCTACGCTGATGCAGGAGATTGCCAAAAAATCCGGTAACAAAGGTGCAGAGACACAGAACGCCCGCTTACTGGGTGCCGGTTTCAATCAGGACAGTATCCTGTTGCTGAGTAGCGTGACGTCCGGTAAAGGCGCGGAGAACCTTAAACGTTATAACGGCGTTGTAGCTGACGGCCAGGGCATTATGAACGATGCCGCTTATGCTGCTAAAGACTTCACCTCGGCCATGTCATCTCTGACTAACACCTGGAAAAAATTTGCGAACAGCAATCTTGCGGAGCCCGTGCAGGAGCTGGCCGACGCCATCAACTCGGTAGACCAGAAAACCGTCCAGAACTGGCTGGAGACCGGCAAGAATATTGCCATCGCAGTCGGGGGCGTTATCGCCGCCCGCAAGGCGTTTCAAATTGGTAAAGGCGCGTGGGAGCTGTTCGGCGGTGGCAAATCCAAAGGTATCCCTAAAGGTGTTTCTGACGTGTTTGGCTCAGGAGTGATGCCCGTCTACGTCGTTAATATGGGTAATGGAGGCATGGGGGGGCCAGATATTGGTGGTCCCGGAGGTGGGAGAAAGCCCGGACGCGGCGGTTCTGGACGCGCCTACTCAGCTCTAGGGTCATCATGGATGGTTGGTCCATTAGCCGCCACAATCCCTTTTCTGTCAGAGCCTCCCCCTTTGACTGATGATGACAAGGCTAGCATGGTCAAATGGGCACAAGACCGCGCTAAAGCCCCATCTGTTTGGACAAAGGTAAAAGACTGGCTGACTTCTCCGACCACCTCCCCAGCGGGATATCAGGATCCGTCACCGTGGGCCTCGCTGCAGCCGCAAAACCAGCCGGGCTATCCGTTCCAGCAGGCCGCCGAGCTAAAAGGTCGTATCGAGGTCTCTGTTAAAGATGACCGGGTACAAGTGACCAGCGTCAAAGTCAACACGCCGGGCATCACGATGAGCGCCCAGTCAGGCGTCAGCAACATGGAGCAGGAATGATGGCCACCACTAAATGGGAAGACCTGCGTGATGCTTCGTTCCGGGGCGTTCCGTTCTTTTTCCGTGACGTCGAAGGCACTGGCGGACGTCGCGCCATTCCCCATGCTTACCCCAAAAAAGAGGTTGGCTGGACTGAGGACCACGGCGCAGTGTTAACGCAGGAGCAGATTAACGCTGTGTTGCTGGGGGATGACTACATCGAACAGATGAACCGTCTTCTGGCCGCGCTGAATACTCCCGGACCCGGTGAGCTGGTCCATCCGTGGTTCGGCGTTCAGAAAGTGCAGGCTGGCCGGGTTACTCATCGCCTTTCAACTGAGGAAGGCGGCGTGGCGTACATCTCTTTTGAGGTATTCGAGGCAGGCGAACAACTGTTCCCGTCAGCCACTGAAGATACCAGCGCCACCGCATTAAGTGCCGCTGATACGGTGAAAGACGCGCTGGAGAATGGCGATTACTTCGAGGCACTGGATGGCGTAGGCAGCATGGTTGACACCCTGCTCGATGATATGCAGAACCTCATCAGCAACCTGCCGACACTCCCCGATGCGTTGAATGACTGGATGGACCGGCTCAACCGGTTTAAGGACCTGACCGGTATTGCTGCAGCTGCGCCGGGGGAAATCATCCGTGATGTTGTTGACCTCATTAGCGATATGAAGGACCTGGTATCGGAGCCACCGTTTGCCCTGCGTGTTTACGAACAGTTGCGTGACCAGTGGGAAGGTGACCGCGCCGCACAGGCCGCAACGAAATCGCTGGCTGATAACGTCAGCGTGAATGCTTCCACCGGCTTTGCCAGCAGCGTGATGCCCGTCTCGACGCCGGAAGCGACCGAAGCCATGCAGACTAATATCGAGGACTTCAGGCGGCTGGTGATCGTCTCCACGCTGGTTGCGCAGGCTGAGACTGTGGCTACTGCGACCTTTGAAACCAGTCAGGATGCACAAACGACAGGCGATCAACTGGCGGAACAACTTGGTGAAATGGCCGTTGATGCCGTCGAAAGTGGTCAGCGTGACCTGTGGCGCTCCCTGCGTGAGCTGCGTTTTGCCGTGGTCAATGATGTGCGCATCCGTAGCGTACAACTCCCTGAAATGCGCCGTGTCACGTCGATACAGACGGTGCCTGTGATGCTTCTGGCCTACCGGGAGACAGACAATGCAGAAAACCGTGATGAACTGGTGAAACGTAACCGCCTGCGTTACCCGTCGTTTATTACCCCTTCACAGACAATTGAGATCATCGGCAATGACTGAAGAAGTATCCCTGAACGTATCGGGTCAGGTCTGGGCCGGATGGACAGACATGACCATCAACCGGTCACTGGAGTCCGTTGCCGGTGAATTTGATCTGACCATTACCGCTCGCTGGTCAGCAGCTGCGCCACGGGCAATCAAACCGGGTCAGTCCTGCACAGTTTCCATCAGTAAGGATCGGGTCATGACCGGCTATATCGATGACTTTATTCCCAGTTATGACGCGGAGAATGTATCCCTGCGTGTGATGGGGCGTGACAAGACCGGCGATCTGGTGGACAGCTCTGTGGTCGATAAGTCTGGCCAGTGGAAGGGTCAGAAGCTGGAGCAGCTCGCCGCCACTATCTGCAAGCCCTACGGCATCGAGGTTATCAACGAGACCGATACCGGTGAGGCTTTCGGCAGCATCACTCTGGAACAGGGTGAAACAGGTTTTGAACTCCTTGACCGTCTGGCCAAGCAGCGCGGCGTTCTTGTGACGTCCGATGCGTTCGGACGGCTAATTATCACTCGCGCCTCAAGTAAGCGAGCCAGTGTATCCCTCATCCTCGGCGATAACATTCTGGCCGCCCGTGGTCGCTTCAGCTGGCGCGAACGTGCGAGCCAGTACATCATCAAGGGTTCCGCCAGCGCAGGCGGGTCAACATGGGATGACCAGCCGGTGAAGATGGTCGGCGGGCGTCAGGCGGTTGTCAGCGACCCGGAGATAACCCGATATCGTCCAAAGATTCTGGTGAATGAAGAAAGCCTGACGGTCGGCGGTGCCAGCGCCCGTGGCGAATGGTACAAGACCCGGATGATGGGCGAAGCCACCACCACTGAAATCACTGTTGCGGGATGGCGTGAGAACGGCACCACTGGTCCGCTATGGCAACCAAATTTACTGGTCCCGATTGTGGACCCTATCCAGCAACTGAATGTTACCTGGCTGATTAAAGCGGTCTCGTTCATGGAAGGTGACAGCGGTCGTATCACGGTACTCTCACTGGTACCGCCTGAATCACTGGATATGCCCGCACAGAAGGCGAAAGGGAAAAGCAAAAAAGCGAAATCGAAAACCACTGTGGGGGCAACATGGGACTGAAAGACGCGAATATTTCACGTTCTATCGCTTCTCTCGGGCGTCGTCTGCGCCTGATGGTGGATCGCGCGGTCGTGCGTATCGTCACGGACAGCCTCGGGCGACAAAATCTGCAGGTACAGTCACTCGCTGACGAGACCGATGACGATGTCGAGCGGTTCCAGAACTACGGCTTTTCCAGCGTCCCGCCAGTCGGTTCGGAGGCCATTGTCGTGGCCGTAGGTGGGCGGCGCGGTGGACTGGTGGCCATTGCCGTCGAGGATAAATCATCACGCCCACGAAATGGTGAATCCGGGGATGTTTGTATATATCATCAGGAAGGTCATTTTATTCGCCTTAAGAAGAATGGCGAGATTGAAATAACAGGGAAAAAGGTAAATCTCGTTGGTACGGAAGAAGTCGGCATTATCGGTAAACAGATAAATATCACCGGCCCCACTTCTTTTAGTGAAGATATTCAGGTTAAGGGAAAAAGTTTCCTTGACCATATTCATAAGGATGGCGACGGTGAAGATACGACTAAACCCTTATGACCATCAGAATAAAATGGCACCTGCCCGCTGGCGGCGATATAGAGATTAACCACAATGGCCTTTCGTTTGACGAGGGCCTTGTTTCTTTGGTGTACATCTGCCTTTTCACTGATGCGCGGGCCGATATCAGTGATGAAATACCCGATGGTACTGATGACCGTCGCGGCTGGCCCGGAAATTCCTTCAGCGATTTTGAGTGGGGTTCGAAACTCTGGCTCATTGACCGTGAAAAACTGACCGAAGAAATCCGCATGAAGGCAGAGAACTACGCCCAGTTGGCGATGCAGCCTTTATTGCGTTATGGATACGCCAGAAATGCAAAGGTAACTGCCACTATTCCGCGAATGAGCTGGCTGGCTTTAAATATCATTCTGACCCGGCCAGATAAAACCCAACTCACCGTAGAAATTAAAAAACGCTGGGAGGCGGTCGAGAATGCCATTTAATGTACCTACGTTGCGCCAGTTAATTAAAACCGGTGAGCAAGATATTGAAATCGGTCTTGATGAAAAGCTCCCACCAATGGGGATTGAACGTGCATTAAATACGTCGTTCAGTAGCGCTGTGCGTGATGTTTACGATTACCAGTCATGGATTGCCGATCAGATTGTCCCTTCAGTGAAATCTGACGATCAGACCATCATTGATACCGCTAATACTGAAGGTGTTATTCGTAAGGCGGCAACCTATGCAACCGGGCTTGTGACCTTTAAAGGTTCCCGACCAATCCCACTGAACACGGAAATGCAGTTCAGTAACGATGCGGGTTATCACGTAATTAAAGCCGGTGCGCCAGTGAATAGTATCCAGACCGTCACTGTACAAGCTGACGATGTCGGCGCATCGGGCAACCTCGATGCAGGGAGTGAGCTGACACTTGTGTCACCGATTCCGGGCGTTGAAAGCGTCGGAATGGTAGCGGCCAGCGGCATAACCGGCGGGACGGATATCGAGCCTATTCACGAGCTACTTGACCGTTTGCTGTTTCGTAAGCGTAACCCGCCTGTGGGTGGTGCAGTTCATGATTACGTTATCTGGGCGCGAGAAATGCCAGGCGTTTCACGCGCATGGGCGTGGGACGCATGGCACGGCGGTAGCACGGTAGGGCTGGCATGGGTCTATGACAGCCGCCCCGATATCACGCCAACCGCGAGCGACCGGGAACAGATGAATGAATATCTGTTCCGCCATCAGGACCCAGCCACAGGTAACTTTGTCGGAAAACCGGGCGGGATTGAGGTCTGGATCATCACGCTGACGCTTAAGCCTGTTAACCCCTCGATCCATCTCGTTCCTGACACTGCAGAAACGCGGAAAGCTGCTGAAGCCAACCTGATAGCGTTACAGCAGACGCTGTCACCGAACTCGACCTTATTGCTGTCAAGCCTGCGCACGGCGATTGGTACAGCGACAGGCGTCACCGACTACACGCTGGACATCAGCGCCGATATCACCAGTGAAAATAACGAACTCATCACTATCGGGGATATCACATGGCTCACAGCGTAACGGAATGGCAGGATGCCCTGCAGCAAAATATGCCGCGTGGCCGCGCATGGCCACGTGATGAAAACGCGGATTTAACAGCGCTTATAAAGGCCATCAGCCCACGTTTAAACCGGCTTGAAGTGAACGCCGATTTGCTGCTGCAGGAGATGCGCCCGGAGACGACCATCCAGTTGTTGCCTGAATGGGAAACCTATCTGGGGCTCCCGGAGTGCAATATCCCGAGTGAGGATTTTCTGGTTCGCCGGGCAGCTGTCGTCGAGAAATATCACCGCAAAGGCGGTCTGGCTCCGTGGCAGATTGAGGGCGTAGCCGCTGCGCTG